TTGGGCTTACCCCTGAACAATATGCGCAACAATTATTGAAGGAATCAACAAATGGATGAGAACGTATTTGACAGAGAATCTAGAGAAACAACAACTAGAGATTCTGAAAAAAGGAAAGCAACATGGCAAAGACCATCAGCTTTACCTGACCCTGCACCCCAAGAAGGTGTTGAATATCGTTGGATAAGAACATCTGCTCTCGGTCAATCAGATATGACAAATGTTTCATCTAAATTTCGTGAAGGTTGGGAGCCAGTGAAACTGGAAGACCATCCAGAGCTAAAAATACTTCCTGATGTAGATTCTAAATTCAAAGGTAATGTAGAGGTTGGAGGATTGCTACTTTGTAAGAACTCCAAGGAAAACATGGATGCCAGAAGGGACTTTCAACAAAACCAAGCATCTTCACAGATGCAGGCTGTTGATAATAGTTACATGAAGGAATCCGACCCCCGTATGCCAGTTCTCAAACCAGAGAAAAGCACACGCACTTCGTAAGTAATATTAATAAATTAACCGAAGAGGTATAAAAATGAGCAGCACAGCAGCACCATTTGGATTAAACCCTATCGGTAGATTCGACACAGGTTCATTAGAGGTGTTTAGACAATACCCTATTAAATCTGGTGAAAGTACAGCTATAGTTAAGGGCGATATCGTTCAACTAGTAAATGCCAGTAATGCAACTACTATTGCAAAAATGACAGGCACTATGGATGGTTCAGCAACTGACTTATGTGGTATTTTCATGGGTTGCCGATTTACAGATCCAAATACTAATCAGTTGACTTTTAGTCAGCATTTTCCAGCAAGCACCGTAGCATCTGATGCAATGGCTTATGTGGTAGATGATCCTAATGTATTATTTACTATACAAGCTGATGGATCTTTCACAAACGAAAGAGACATATACGGTAAAAACGCACCTGTAGTTCAAAATAGCGCTAACACAACACTAGGTATTTCTCGTGTTGCATTAGATGCTTCTGAAATATCTACAAATGCAGGTGATGGTATTAAAATAATAGACTATCTAGGCGGTGACTTAGGTGATGAAAAAGGAAGCAGCTTTCCAATATTGGTTTGCAAATTCAATTATCATCAGCTTACATCAACTAGTGGCGCAGCTTAAGGAGGTTGTAATATGGCTATTTCAAGAGCGCAACTCCTCAAGGAGCTATTACCCGGTCTAAACGCTTTGTTTGGATTAGAGTATGAGAAGTATGAAGATGAGCATACTGAAATTTATGAAGTAGAAAACTCAGAGCGTAGTTTTGAAGAAGAAGTAAAGTTATCTGGTTTTGGGGCAGCCCCAGTAAAGCCAGAAGGCTCTGCTATTTCTTATGATTCTGCACAAGAGTCATTTACTTCAAGGTACAACCACGAAACTGTGGCTATGGGCTTTTCAATAACAGAAGAGGCAATGGAAGATAATCTTTATGATTCATTGTCTGCTCGTTATACAAAAGCACTAGCAAGAGCGATGGCTTACACAAAGCAGACTAAAGCTGCTTCATTGCTTAACACAGGCTTTGACACATTCCAAAGTGGCGATGGTGTAACATTGTTTAACACAGCTCACCCAACAGTGGCTGGTGGTAACAATAAAAATAGATTGACAACAAATGCTGACTTGAACGAGACATCTCTAGAACAAGCAGTTATTGACATTGCAGCTTTCGTAGACGAAAGAGGCTTGTTAATTGCAGCAAGACCTAGAAAACTTATCGTTCCACCAGCGCTAATGTTTGTTGCAACTAGAGTGTTACAATCAGAGCTAAGAGTTGGGACAGCAGATAACGACTTAAACGCAATCAGAACCAACGGATCTATTCCAGAGGGTTTTGCTGTTAATCACTATTTAACAGATACAGATGCGTTTTTCTTGACAACTGATGTTCCTAACGGAATGAAGATGTTCGTGAGAACACCAATGTCTACATCAATGGATGGGGATTTCAACACAGGTAACGTAAGATACAAAGCCCGTGAGAGATACTCATTTGGTGTGTCAGATCCTCTCGGAATGTTTGGTTCACCGGGAGCATAAACCCCTAAAGGGAGCTGTTCCTTTCCGGCTCCCTTCCTTTAACCCTTGACTGCATTAGCAGACATTTGCCAAGACAAGGAGTTTGACATGGCTAATACAACTTTTAACGGTCCGGTCCGATCAGAGAACGGATTTCAAGTAATTTCAAAAAATGCAACCACTGGCGCTATTACTACAGTGGCAAGCACAGCATCTACTGGAATTGTAACCAATAAATTTATTAAACATGTAGGTTTTGCATCAGGTGTAACCTGTAACACAACTGCAGGTGACAGTGACAATATTGGTCAATTTACTCAACCAGCTAATACAATCATTACAGATATAAAAATATTTTGTGACTCAGCACCAACACTAGGTAGCTCAGGTGATATCGGCTATGAGGTCGGTACAACAAGTTCAGGTGCGCAAATTGTTGCTGCTGTAACAGATGAAATACTAGATGGAGGAACTACTGTAGTAGAACACAATGTAACAGTTACATCATTAGTTCTGCAAACACAGAGCGGCACGACTGCTCCAGCTTCTGTTCAGTATACATCTGCAGAAAGAACTATATTTTGTAATATCACAAATACACAAGATGCAACAACACAAGGTTCTTTTACATTCATAATCGAATACGTTCAAATAGCGTAGGAGGTATAAATGGCAGGTCGATCAGACGTAAAAGCCTTTAACTTTAACCAAGGTGACAGCGCTGCTGTTGTTGGTCCAGATAGAACAAGAATAAGACAGGTGGTTATTTTTGGAAATGCCGCAGGAGTGTTAACTATCAAAGATGGATCAGGAGGAGCAGACTTATTAGTTCAAAGTTTTCCAACAGGATTACATACTTTGAACATACCAGATCAGGGTATATTAGCAGAAAGTGGTGCCTATATACACGGATTTACTGGATCTGGAAATAAGTTAACTTTGTTTTTATCGTAATGGCTACAAAAAAAGGGACTATGAAAGGTCACACTATCAGCGGTGGGCATAAGCGGCCCACTAAAGCTGGTGCAGGTATGACTAAAAAAGGTGTTGCAAAATACCGAAGAGATAATCCCGGATCTAAACTCAAGACAGCAGTTACAGGAAAAGTAAAGCCCGGCAGCAAAGCTGCAAAGAGGCGTAAGTCTTTCTGTGCCAGATCTGCGGGTCAAATGAAGAAGTTTCCTAAAGCAGCTAAGAATCCTAATAGTCGTTTAAGACAAGCTAGAAGAAGGTGGAAGTGTTGATTAGTAGAGCATCAATTAAACAACAGATGAAAGGTAATCGTATGAAAAAGAAACCTGTAATGAAAAAAAATATAGGAAAAATTCTTAAAGAAACAAGTCCAGTATTTGGAACTTTAACTGGCAAAGGTGGAATGGGTGCTTTGGCATCATCTGGTGCTTTAGGCGCTTTACCAGCCGCTATTGCTAGACCTAAAAGAAAAAAAGCTAAAATGAAAAAAGCAGCTAGAATGAGCGCTTCATCTCCACAAATGCAGCCTAGTAGTCCTTCAGCTGGTATGGGCATGACAGAAATGACAAGAAGAATGGCTATGGGTGGAGAGATAAAAAGAACAAAACCTATAGATGGTATTGCAATGAAGGGTAAAACAAGAGCTATATGATTAAGCAAGAAGTTTGTCCTATATGTAAAACAGCATTAAAGGACACAAAAGAAAAGCAAGTACAATGTGTCACATGTAAAGCATTAATCTCTACTGAGATTGAATGGCAAAGTAGATACGGATACGATTGGGTACAGGAAGATGCCAAAACGTAATTATCGTGGTGAGTATGATAACTACCACAAGCAAACAGATCAGAAGAAACGTAGAGCTAGTAGAAACACTGCTAGATCTAAGATGAAGACTGCTGGTCGTGTTAAGAAGGGTGACGGCAAAGACGTTGCTCATAAGAATGGCAATCCTAGAGATAACAAGAAAAAGAATCTCACAGTGAAGCCAAAGTCAGTAAACAGATCTTTTGCAAGAACTAGTAAAGCTAGAAAAGTAAACAGGAGAGCTTAATGAAACAACCTATGAGACTTAAATCTGGGGGATTTATATCTTCTGGAACAGATGCTGGTGACCTAAAAATACTGAGGACAGCAAAGAATATAGATGATGGAAGCGCCAATGGCATGAAAGCTGGAGGCAAAGTAAAGAAAAGTAGAGTCAATGAGGCAGGTAATTACACCAAACCCGGACTTAGAAAAAGAATATTTAATAGAATAAAAGCAGGCGGCAAGGGTGGAAGACCCGGTCAATGGTCTGCTAGAAAAGCACAGATGATGGCTAAAGCCTATAAGAAAGCAGGTGGCGGCTACAAATAAGGAAATACTAAATGGACCCATTAACAATTACCGCTGCAATGAGTGTAGCCAATAGCGCATTTAAGGCTATTAAAGGCGGCTTCGCAGCAGCAAGAGATATAGAACAGATGAGTGGGGACATAGGTAGATGGATGGGAGCTGTCTCTGATATTGACAATGCAGAAAAACAAGCAAAGAATCCTCCCCTTTTCGGAAAGTTGTTTAAAGCTGGATCTATAGAAGAAGCAGCTCTCGCTGCATATGCAGCAAAAAAGAAACTCGAAGAACAAAGATACGAGTTAAAAATGTTTTTAAATATGACTTACGGACCGCAAGCATATAATGATTTGTTAGCTATGGAAGGTCAGATAAGAAAGCAAAGGCAAGAAACTGTTTACAAGCAACAGCAGTTGAGAAGGCAGATAGGCGAAGCTGTAACTTGGTTTATTGTAGCAGCTATAATCGGCGGTTTTGCCGTTTTAGTTGCTGGTATTTGGATAAAGCAATCTAGGGCTGATGGTTATAAATATAAACCAAAAGACTATACCAAGCAGCAAAAAATATGGCAGGGTAAAACTAAAAAAAAAAATATACTACATGTAGACTTGCTAAAAGAATTAAATCAAAAACTGGTATGATGGCTTGTATTTACAAAGGTGGCAATGAAACATATGAGATGATGATCGAAAGCTGGTGTCCAAAGAAGTTTAAATGTGTTTACAATCCTTGGCAAAAAGAGCCTAATATAGATGATGTTATAAATTCACTAAATAGTGCGGTTAAGAACAAATGAAAACGAAACAAAAGAAATTACAATCATCAAGTAAGTACAATGAGTATGATATAGATGGAGATGGCATTGTTTCTGATGCAGAGCTTTCTAATATGAAAGAGATAAAGGAAACAGAAACAGCCTTACGCAAAAACCTTGCTCAACTAAGAATGGCAAGGTATACTTTAATAGCTATGGGATTATTTACTTTTATGATGTTCATGCCTTTTATTAGCATAGAAAGAATTAATGCACTTGCAGAAATTTCTTCACTTTTCTACATTTCAGGCGCAGGCATCGTGGGTGCATACATGGGTACAACAGCTTGGATGAATAAAAAGTAATGGGCGGATTGAAAAAACCACAAAGGAGTTTAAAGGCTTGGGGTAAACAGAAGTGGCGAACCAAAAGTGGTAAACCTAGTACACAAGGGCCAAAGGCAACAGGTGAGCGTTACTTACCTGAAAAAGCAATTAAGGCTCTTTCGCCCTCTGAATATGCCCGTTCTACGGCTGCTAAACGAAAAGCAACTAGAGCAGGTAAACAAGTATCTAAACAGCCCAAAAAGATTGCAAGAAAGACGAGAGCTTATAGAAAGGTCAAATAAATGGCAGTAGTAGTACCAGATCTACCAGACTTGTTTGAAGAGGCTTATCTTAGAGCAGGCTCTGAAATGAGAACTGGTAATGATTTAAGAAATATAAGAAGAAGTTTTAACATTCTTACTATGGAATGGCAAAACAGAGGTCTTAATTTATGGACAATAACATCAGGAACATTGTCTTTAAGTTCTGGAACTGCAACATATACCATGCCATCAGATACAGTTGATTTGCTTGAGCATACGATAAGGACAGGGACAGGAACGAGTCAGGTAGATACAAATCTTACAAGAATAAGTGTTTCAACATTTGCTCAGATATCCTCAAAGAACACACAAGGTAAACCAACACAAATATTTGTACAAAGATTAGCAGGTTCAGTAACAGTAACAATGTACCCAGTTCCAGATAATCAAGACACATATACCCTATCTTTCTTTCGAGTTGTGGGAATTGATGGGATGTCATCGGGAATAGATGGGACAACAACATCATTTATACCACCAAGGTTTGTTCCTTGTTTGGTATCGGGATTGGCTTACTATGTAGCCATGAAAGACCCTGAGTTAGCATCAAGGGTCACAGCGTTGAAACAAGAGTATGAGTTTCAATTTGAGCTTGCAGCAGGCGAAGATACTGAGAGTGCCTCTGCTAGATTTGTACCCTATAACACATTTTATGGAGCGTAAAAATGCCACAATACAAAATCAAAAGCGGTGATACATTATCACAAATAGCAAAAAGTAAAGGATTTACCTTAAAACAATTAAAAGCTGCAAATCCTAAAATAACAGACATGAACAAGATTAGGGCTGGTGCAACATTGCAACTACCATATTCAGCAACAGGTTTAATGAGTAGAAAGAAAGATGTAGGAACATCCAGAAGAGGCCCTTACTCTGGAATGACCAAAACGCAGATGGCTAAGATGGCAGGAAAGTCAACAAAGAAAACACCAACTAAAGTTGCTTTGCCAAAGAAAAGACCAGCAATGGCAGTAAAACCAGCACAGAAGAAGAAGTTAGCTGGTGCCGCTGGTAGAATAGCAAGAAGAAAAGCAAGGAGAGCCTAATGCCTATTAAGATTGTTGCTAAGAAAAAGCCAAAAAAAGATCCATTTAGAGCTGATAAAACACAATCTTTAAATAAAGATTTTAGTAAAAGAACTGCAAAAGCCAATCAAGAAGCCATGAAAAATGTAAAAAAGAAAATGGGTGGCGGAATGATGAATAAAAAATCTATGGGCTATGCAGGTGGTGGTTCTTTAAAACCAGTGCCAGAAGGTAATAAAGGCAAGGGTCTTAGTAAATTACCTACAGAAGTTCGCAATAAAATGGGTTTTATGAAAAAAGGCGGCAAAGTCATGAAAATGCGTGGTGGCGGAATGGCTGATAGAGGTATAAGTTTTAGAATGAGATAAAAGTTAACGGTAACTTATAGTGTCGAGATTAATATGTAATTTGCCTGCAATAAACTTGTGGGTAAGAAAAGAATACTTAAGAGACCATGAAGATGGTCATGGTGAGTTTGTGAAAGGTGTATGGATATCTTGTAAGTCCTTACCGGGTAGAGCTTTTTACTTTGAGACATACTTGCCAGAATACGGTGCAATGTTTGATAAGTTACCTATAAGTGCTTTTGTTAGTGAGCCTAAAACACCTAACCCTGATTTGCCTTTATATAATTTACAGTTTTGGAATTGTATGGACTACAATGTAACATGTATACAAAAACAATTTATAGGGTCTATGAGTTACGAGGTGTATACGAGAGATGCAGGTTCAGTCAAAGGATCTTATGTTGCAACACTAGATAATTATCATGGTGATATAGATACAGTTGATTTTAGCACTAGCGAGACACCAGAAGAGCATAAGTCACATAATATTATAGAATTAGAAAATGGTCAGTACTGTTTGTATCCAAATAATAGAACTAGAATATACGACAACAGCTTAACACCCGCAGAACCATTAACACCTGATTTTAAAGTTAGCACATATTATTATCAGGTAGAAAATGAGAATAAATTAGAAAGATTTGGAGATAGTGAAGAATATTTTTATAAATCTAAGAAAGAAAAGAAATGAGTTATTCATCAGGTAGAAATGCATATGGAATATGTGACAAAACAGGATTTAGATACGATTTAAAAGACTTAGTGTTTGAATACAGAAATGGCAGTAAAACTGGGTTGCGTGTTGGCATAGATGTAGTCGATCCAGACCATCCGCAAAACTTTATAGGTAGAATGAAGTTTAATGACCCACAATCTATAAAAGACGCAAGGCCAGATAGGGTAGAGCCTGCAACAGAAAGATTATTGTTGGTTAATCCATTCACAACTGCCGCTCCTGCTGGAGGAAACACTGTCGTAACAGTTACAGAAAAAAATCATGGAAGATCTACATCTGATGTTGTTAGATTTAGAAACTGTTTGGGTTTTGATGGTTTAACAGCCGCAAACTTTAATTTAGCTACAGGATATGCTATAACTAAATTAACAGATGATACATATACTATTACTGTTGCTGCGGAATCTACCTCTGGATCAATTACAGGTGGTGGGGTGTTTGCCACAGTAGGACCAGTTACTTTGGAGGCTTAGATGAGCTTTACATTTGCGCAGTTAAAAACAGCAATACAGGATTATACTGATAATTCAGAAACATCTTTTGTAAATCATCTATCCGACTTTATAAAAGCAGCCGAAGAAAGAATATTTAAGAATGTTGACCTAGAGATATTTAGAAAGAATGTTACATCAGCATTAACAACAAGTGATAAGTTTGTAACAATACCAACAGATTACTTAGCATCTTTTTCATTTCAAATCACTACAGCAGGCAGTGAGTCATTCCTTTTACAAAAAGATGTAAACTTCATACAAGAAGCATATGATGCCTCGTCCTCTACAGCCAAGCCAAGATTTTATGCACAGTTTGATGCAAATAATTTTATCGTTGGCCCTACCCCAAACTCCAATTATGCAATAGAATTACATTACTATTATAGACCAACTAGCTTAACTGCTGGTGCAGATAGTGGCACAACATGGTTAAGCACTAATGCACCATTTGCATTATTGTTTGGCTCGTTAGTAGATGCGTATATTTTTATGAAGGGTGAGCCTGATTTGATACAACAATATGAGAAAAGGTTTATGGATCAATTAACAAGACTTAAAGATTACGGAGAGGCAAGAGAAAATACTGATGCTTACTCTGAGGGTCTACCAAGAGCGCAGAGAACATAGGAGTAGAATATGGCAACAGCAAACGCAGCGACCAATTATCTAGAAAGAAGATTGTTACATTTTATATTTAAAAATAACTCTCTCAGTTTTTCTAGTCCGGGAGACAGCATTTATGTAGGACTTGCAACAGCAGTAAGCGCAGCAGAGACAGGTTCTTTGACAGAGGCAACCTTCACAAACTATGCAAGACAGCAAGTAGGTGCTTCCAGTTGGACAACTATAGGATCTGATTCTACAGACACACAGACAGCGATAAATGCATCTAATATTGAGTTTCCAGCCTCTGGCGGAACAAACAATACAATAACACATGTATTTATTGCAGATGCATCTAGCAGTGGTAACATATTATTTGTTGGTGCATTAGATGCAAGTAAGGCAATAGCAAGCGGTGATATATTTAGAATAAATGCAGGCAACTTAACAATAGAGCTTAAATAATGGCATTAGTACTAAACGACAGAGTAAAAGAAACAACAACCACAACTGGTACTGGCACATTTACTTTAGCTGGCGCAGTTACAGGCTTTGAGACTTTTGGTGCTGGTGTTGGTAATTCTAACACAACATACTATGCGGTTACTCTACCGGGATCAGCAGAGTTTGAAGTAGGACTAGGAACATTAAATAGTGACTCTTCAACACTGGCCAGAACAACAGTGATAAGTAGTTCTAATAGTGACAGCGCAGTTAATTTTAGTTCTGGTACAAAAACTATATTCTGTACAATACCAGCATCTAAGTCAGTGTTTTTAGATGCAAGTGGTAATGCAATTTTGACATCGGTAAGTGCAGATCTAGCTGTAGGAGATGATCTTACAGTTAATGGTGGGGTAATAGAGCTTAGAAGTAACAGTGGTGCTGTTGGTCAACTTAAATTATATTGTGAAGTAAGTAATAATCACGCACAAACTATATCACCACAGCCGCACAGTGTGGCAGCCACAAACACTTTAACACTGCCCGGTGGCAGCACAATAGGCAATGCAAACGCAACTTTAGTTTCAGATACTGGCACACAAACATTAACAAATAAAACCATTGATGCTTCTCAATTATCTGGAACTGTAGCAAATGCAAGATTAGATGTAGAACTACAGGCATTAGCTGGTTTAACATCAGCAGCAGATAAAGGTATACAATTTACTGGATCTGGAACTGCATCAACATATGATTTAACAACGGCAGGTAAAGCATTGCTTGATGATGCAGATGCCGCTGCTCAAAGAACAACATTAGGATTAGGCACAGCCGCAGTTGCAGCAACTGGTATATCAAATACAAATGTACCAGTGTTTACATCAGGTGTAGTTGACAATGACTTCTTGCGTGTAGATGGCACCTCAATAGAGGGCAGAAGTGCATCTGAAGTATTAAGTGATATTGGTGGTCAAGCCTCATTAACTTTTGGTATATCAAACACAAATGCAGTGAAGATAGATAGTTCTAGTGTGGCAGATGATGAGTTTGCAAGATTTACTGCAAATGGTTTAGAGAGCAGAAGTGCATCAGAGGTACTGTCTGACATAGGTGCAACAACTGCTTCGGCAGCGGCAGATGAGGCTACAGCTTTAGCAATAGCGTTAGGATAATGACATGGCAAATACATTTAAAGTAATTACAAGAGATGTTGCCCCAGCCTCTGCTGGGTCGCCAGAAACTCTTTATACAGTTCAGTCTGGAAGCACAATTATTGTATTAGGATTAACACTGGCTAATGTGCATACAGCACAAGTTACTGGAACAGTGCAACTTGTAAGTACAACAACGCAAACATCTCAGACACAAAATACCACGGCTCACATAGTAAAGGATATACCAGTGCCAGTTGGTTCATCAGTTGAAATCATGGCGGGAAACAAGATAGTTTTAAATGTAGGAGATATAGTAAAGATAGATTGTTCTGTTGCAGACAAACTATCAGTGACCATGAGTTATATGGAGATCACATAATGCCATATATTGGTAATACAACGGGGAACAGATTTGTAGCTAGTAAACCAGCCACACAGTTTTCTGGTGATGGTTCTACAACTGCATTTACATTAGAACACTCAGTGGCTTCTGATGAAGATATACTTGTGTCTGTTGATGGTGTTATACAAGAGCCATCTGTGGCTTATGCGGTAACTAACGGAACCACACTTACATTTACAGGCGCACCATCAAATAACTCAGGTAATAATATCTTTGTATATTATTTGTTTAGAACTGTAGCTACAGTTAATCATCCCGAACATAGTTCGTTAATAGCTACAAGCGGAACATTTACAGCAACAACCTCTCTTGGTTTACCTAAAGGGACCACAGCACAAAGACCTGCTGCTGCAAGTACAGAGGGTCACATACGTTACAATACAGAGAATAAACTTGTTTACTATTCTAACGGTACATCATGGTTAAAAGTTTCCTCTGCCATAACAGTTCTTAGTTCAGTTACTGGTAACATAGTTAATGGTATCGCAACTAATTTAACATTAGCAGGAACGGGTTTTTTAAATGATGGTTTGATTGTTTCTTTTACCCCAAGTGGAGGATCTGAATCGACTGTAACAGTTACGCCTACTTCTGACACTGCTGCCACAGTGGCAGTGCCTTCAGCTATTTATGGGCAATCAGCATCTACAGTTATTGCTATTAAAGCTACAAATTCTGATAACACTGTATCAGCTACTATAAATAAAACCGTCATAGCGGCTCCTTCAGGAGGAACAGTAACCACCTCTGGAGGTGAGAGAATACATACATTCACTTCATCAGGTACATTTGTTAACACCACAACCTTAACTAATGTTGAGTATTTAATTATTGCTGGTGGCGGTGGCGGAGGTGTTGCAAACGGCGGTGGTGGCGGCGGAGGAGCTGGAGGATATAGAAATTCCTTTGACTCTGAAACCTCTGGTGGAAACTCATCTACTGAATCTAAAATATCATCATTGTCTGCTGCTAGTTATTCAGTTGTCGTAGGTGCTGGAGGTGCTGGTAATGTGCATGGTGGAAGTGCTGGTAGTGTAGGAGTTCAAGGTTCCAACTCTAGTTTTAATTCTATTGTTTCCACTGGTGGTGGTTTTGGTGGTGGCGATAACAGTCAATCTGGCGGAAACGGAGGTTCAGGGGGTGGTGAAGCTCGTAATGATTCAGGCACAGCACCCGGATCTGGAACAACTGGTCAGGGTTTTGCTGGTGGTAGCTCTGGCACAAACGCTGGTGGAGGTGGAGGTGGTGCTTCAGCAGTAGGCGGAAATGGTGTAGCTGCTACTACTGGTGGTAATGGCGGTGCTGGTTTATCATCATCAATAACAGGTTCAGCAGTCACACGAGCAGGAGGAGGTGGCGGCGGTGCAGAAGCTCCTACCAATGATAGCGGAGGCATAGGTGGATCTGGCGGAGGCGGTAAAGGCGGTCAAGCAGGTTCTGTAGGATCAACACCCACAGCTGGGACAGCAAACACTGGTGGTGGTGGCGGAGCATCAGGTGACTATAATACTGGCGGAAGCCATAATGGTCAAAACGGTGGTTCTGGCATTGTTATAATAAGGTATGCACTATAAGGAATTATTATGGCTCATTATGCAAAAGTATTAGATGGAAAAGTAATAAAAGTTATCGTGGCTGAAAAAGAATTTTTTGACTCATTTGTTGATGACTCTCCCGGTGAATGGGTGCAGACATCTTACAACACTAGGGGTGGTAAGCATTTAAATGGTGGAACGCCATTAAGAAAAAATTTTGCAGGTGTAAATCATATTTATGACGGAGTTGGATTTTGCGAACCACAACCTTATCCTTCATGGACTTTAGATAAAGATACATATTATTGGAAACCACCATCTTCTATCCCAGATGATGGTAAAAAGTACACTTGGAATGAACAAGAAAAAAAATGGGAAGAAGACAAAAGGGAGTAACAAATGGCATTAACAAAAGTAATAGGTGAGGGATTAGGTGCTGTAACACAAGATGGTGCAGCTACATTCAATGAAAGCTCTGCTGATGTAGACTTTAGAGTTGAGTCAAATGGTGATGCTAATGCAGTTTTCGTTGATGCTGGTAATGATAGAGTTGGTCTATTTACAAGCACACCTTCTACAAAACTTGATGTCGTTGGCTCACAATCAGTTAGTGCATTAACTTTAAGATCAGGAGATGTCAATAATAGTGCAAATGGTGGAAAGCAAATTATTCTTGGCTTTAATGGTAGTACGTCTTATTCTCATGCAATAAGAACAAGACATAACAGTAGTTCTAACACAAACAATGCTATGTATTTTGATGTTTGGCAAAGCAGCCAAAGTGCAAGTGATATAGGTAATAGGAATGTTGCAATATTTGATGGGGATGCAATTACATTTCCTGTACAACCATCTATACAATTTCAAGGTAACAATGGCACTAATGAAAGTATAGCTTATCAAGATGCGTTTGGAGCTACAGATAACTCAGATACAGCTTTTTCTACAGCAACTGGTACTAAAGCACACGCAAGGACAGGTATAACATATACAACTACTAATGGTCGCTTTACAGTATCTACAGCAGGAATATATCTTGCATATTTTCAAGCATATTATAATGATGGTGCCACTCAAGACTGTAGAATAGCAATATATAAAAATGGCGTTAGACAGTTTTTATCACATTTTAAAAGTATGACTTATGGTACACTTCATGTTAATGCTAATTTAAACTGTGGAGCAAATGACTACATTTATTTTCAAAACGAAACAACAACGACTCGTAGTTGGTATGTAGGTCCAGAACATCTTGGTGGATATATAATAAAAGTTGCATAATTTTAGGAGATATAGATGGCAGAAATAAAAGTTACAGTGACAGATACACAAATGAAATGTCTTAGTTATGTAGCGTATTCAGTTCAAGATTGGTGTGAAAATGCCATACACACTCGTGCTAAAGTAGGTCAAGATGAAATTATAGCAGCTCTTGTAGCTCATTGTAACGAAAAAGGTATTGCAATAGCAACTGGAGTTGATAAGCAGATTGCCCAAGCGTTTGATTTAAAGGTAGTTATGACTGCCGCAGAACAACAAGCAGAGAACGAAAAGAACAGTCCGTAGGAGATAATTTATGCCGTATATAGGAGTCAGTCCACAATTTGGAGTTAGAAAAAAGCACACTTATACTGCCACGGGCGGACAAACAAGTTTTAGTGGTGCAGGATCAGAGGGCGTTACATTAAGTTACAAAGACAGTAATTATGTTGATGTATATCAAAATGGTGTAAAGTTAGGTGATGCAGACTACACATCCACAAGTGGTACAGCTATTGTTTTAGCAACTGGTGCTACAGCAAATGATCTTGTAGAAATAATAGTTTTTGATGTTTTTAGTATTTCAGACACTGTAAGTAAAGCAGATGGTGGTACGTTTGATGGCAATATTACTATGGGTGGCACACTTGCAGTTACAGGAACTACAGCTTTTACAGGTAGTGTATCAGGACTTGATGTAAATGGCACAGAGATAATATTAGATGCTGACGCAGATACAAGTATTACATCAGACACAGATGACCAAATAGATTTTAAATGTGGAGGAGTGGATAGAGTTATAATAGGAGCTGATGGTAGTTTTACATCACAACCAGCTTCAAGTGGAACAATAGTTTTTAACGAAGCGTCTAATGATGTAGATTTCAGAGTTGAATCAAATGACAATACTCATGGTATCTTTTTAGATGCTGGTGCTGGATTAGTTGGTATTGGTAATTCAAATCCAGATGGACATTATAATTTAGCAGATGATTTAGTTATAGGAAATGGATCTGGAGGAAGAGGGTTAACAATATACTCTGGAAACGATAGCAGCGCAAACATTGCTTTTAATGATGCTGAAGCTGATGCAATGACGGCTTATATTCAATATAACCACTCTACAAATCACATGCAGTTTAACACAAGTGTTGGCAATCAATTAGAAATCACCGATACAGATGGTCTTATTGAATATAATGGTGCGTTTGTACATTTTCATAGAGGTAGTGTTAATAACAATGCTTCAGTTTCTATAGATATACCTGATATATCTAGTGCTGGAGCTACTATGGTTTATGCTTTTTATACTCATCATGCCATACAAAGTTATGGAGCGGCTAGAGTTTCAACACTTGGAATGTATCTTGGCAGTGTTGTGTCAACTCACGATATACAAAACATAACTTCATCAGGTGGTGGTTCATGGTCATACAGTTCACCGGGAAGTAATGTGCTTAGAATAACTAAAAATGCAGGAACCTACATAGGTGGTGGTCACTATGTTGTTAGAGTTGAAACATATGCAGGTCCTTCATAGGAGTAAAAATGTCAGAAATTGTAATATTTAATAAATCAGATAATTCATATTTAATGTCAGCAAGTAGTTTGCCAAGTGAAATTTATAAAGACGAGACAAAGTATGTCATTGCAAAACTACCAGAGGGCGAAAAGTTTGATTTAAATTATTCTTATAGTCATAAAGATGGAGTTGCAATCAAAGGTGATCTTCTTCCAGTAGATAAAGATGCAGTAAAAAAATTAGAAGATGAATGGAAAGCTCAACAGTACCAAAGAGACAGGCAAGAAGAATATCCAGATATAGTAGATCAACTTGATGATTTATATCATAATGGTATTGAGGGTTGGAAAAAAACTATTAAAGCAATTAAAGATAAGTATCCAAAGGGTTAATAAATGACAAGAGCAAGTGATCTAGCAAGGTTGATAGGAGCAGGGGGTTCTCTTGAAGGAACTTTGTCTGTAGATACCATAAATGAAAAAACTTCAGGTAATGGGGTTACTATCGATAGTCTTAACATAAAAGATAGTGGTATTGGCGGTCAACAGATTGGGGGCCGTAAAAACCTTGTGTATAATGGTGATATGCGAATATCCCAGAGAGGGACCAGCTTTTCAGGTCTTACTTCTAGTGCTTATACTTTAGATAGAATAAAAATTTTTATGAATGGTGCAGGAACTTACACTGTATCACAATCAACTGATGTTCCATCAGGTCAAGGTTTTCATAACAGTATAAAAGTAGATAATACGACAAGCGATAATTATGGAACAGCAGGTGATTATGTAATGTTACGTTTAAATTCAATGGAGCAACAAGATGTGATGAAATTGAATTATGGTGGTTCCTCCGCAGAGAAGGTAACAGTTTCATTTTGGGCAAAATTTTCTTATGCTGATACTTGGAATATAACTTTAGTAAACCATTACGCACAAAGATCAAGCTTCAAACCTTTTACAATATCATCAGCAAATACTTGGCAAAAAATTGAACTTACATTTGATGGTGATACAAATAGTGGAGATGGTTTTGGAGTTAGTACAGCATTGGGATTAAGTATAGATTTGTGGTTGGGAGCAGGAAGTTCTTATAGCGGAGGATCAGCATCTGCGAATACTTGGGATGAGCGATCAAATAATAACACATCTTTAGTTCCTGCATCAACTGATTTTGGCTCATCAACAGATCACGAACTTTATATTACAGGACTTCAATTAGAAATAGGCGAACAAGCTACTCCGTTTGAGCATAGATCATTTGGAGAAGAACTAGCTTTGTGTCAGAGGTATTTTTATGCACCTGTTAATGGAACTGCTCAGGCTTTTGGTATGGGTACTTATTATGCAAGTAATTTGATAACAATGGTTCTTGACTTTCCTACAACAATGAGAGCTGCTCCGTCAGTAACTGCTGCGAATGGTACAAATTATTTTGTAGCTTATACTAATGGTCAAGGAGATGCTTTTAATACTTGGGATAATGTACAAAGAGGTTGTCCCAATTATATCGCTTTAGACGTTACTGGAGATGGTGCTAGTGCCACAGCAGGAGATGGTTGTGCATTAGCTACAAATAGTTCAGCGGCTTATATATTTTGTGATGCAGAGCTATAGGGGGTAACATGAGTATTGAATCAGCAAAATATGGTAAAGACTTTGATGGTAATAATTCTTGTATAGCTGTTATCATGGATGGTGTAAGAATTTTAGTACCATTAGACCCTGCTAACAGACACTACCAAGAAATCCAAGAATGGGTCAAGGAAGGCAACAAGATAGAGGATGCTGATTAATGTTGGGTCACGCTGCTATAGCAGAAACTGCTCTTGCTGATGTAGGTGGCGTATTACAAGTAGCAACAGCAGAGATGAGTGGTATCTCATCTGCAAGTTCTGTTGGTGTAGGAGAGCTTGTAGGTGTTGCATCATTAAATGCTAATTTTACAAAAACTACAGCAGGTATTTTAATAACTGGTGGTGCTAATGCAGATCTAAGTTTTGATTTTGCTCAGACCACAGAAGATATAAAAATTGTAAACTTTGTAGATGCAGTTTTTTCGACAGAGTTTACACAAACAACAGATGGTATAGCTATCCGTATTACATCAGCATCAGCAGATTTAAATTTTACAAAAACAGCATCAGGAGATATAATGTTTGTAGACGTTGTAACAGATGCTACAACTGAAACATATACAGAGATTACGCCAAGTGGTGCAGAGACTTGGACAGAGATAACGCCATCAGGCACAGAAACTTGGACAGAAATACAGTGAGGTAAAAATGGCAAGTACATATACATCAAATACTGGAATAGAAAAAATAGGTTCTGGAGAACAGGCAGGTACTTGGGGTAATACTACAAACAATAATCTTGATATAATAGACAGAGCCTTAAATGGATCTGTAACATTAACTATTACAGGTAACACAACACTTACAACAAGTGACGGCACTTTATCTAATGGTCAGTTTAAAATTATAATATTAGCAGGATCTCCATCAGGAGCATTTAATTTAACAATAGACCCTAACGATCAACAAAAATGGTATTTTATTAAAAACAGCAGTGGTCAAACTGCTACAGTAAAACAAGGTGGTGGCAGTGGTAGCACAGTTGCAGTTGCCACAGGATTGACTGCAATACTATTTGCAGATGGTACAGGCGCTAATGCTAATGTAACATCTATTGCTCCAACAGATTTAGTTGCAGATCCAACTCCCCAGCTTGGAGGAGACTTGGACACGAATGGAAACGCAATTTTATTTGGTTCTAGTAAATGGGCGATATCGTTAGATACTGGAGATAACGAATTATTATTTAAATATAATGGCACAACAGTTTTTAAATTAGGATCTAATGGTGCGGTAACATCAGCTAATAATGTGACAGCATTTGGAACAAGTTTATAATGACATTACAATCTAGTGGCGCAATATCATTATCAGATATAAGGGATGAGTATAACAATGGCTCATCTGCCCCTATTTTATTAAATGATTATTACAGAGGTGGCTCTTTAGTTAGAGCAAATGCCGCCAACAATACAGCGACTAATTTATCAGCAGATGTGCCAACAAGTGCAAACAGCAGCCCATTATCTATTGATGATTTTTATGGACAAAAAAGAGCATTTAGAAAAACATATGCATCTACTGCCACAGACCAAAGTGGTGTTGCTGTTTTTGGTGATGACTTTGCAGTTAACTATCCAAAAGAAATAGTTATAAATTCATCACAAACTGTAGGCGCTACTAGCACCTCTGCTCCAGCATTAAAAATAGATAGCACTGGTGCAGGTACAATAACTATAACTAACAATGGTAGTATAGAGGGTGCAGGTGGGGCAGCAGGAGCGGCAGGCGGTAATGCCTTACAAGTTGATGGCAGTGTTGCAGTAACTCTTGTTAATAATGGCACAATCAAAGCTGGAGGTGGCGGAGGCGGTAATGGTGGTGCTGGTGGTAAAGGTGTTTTTAGCGCTAATGCTACATTTTCTAGTTTGACAGATTTAGGTGGTGGAGGCTCATCTTCACCACAAAACAATTCTCCGGGCTGGTTTACCACTTATGGTGGCCAAGGGAATAATTTAGATGGAGTTGGCGTTGTTGGTGATAGACTTTGGGGTGGTATTGGAGCGCAATTTAATAGAGGAATTAATCCAGCACAGTTTGATTTAAACTCTTTAGGTGGTGCAGGAACTGGTTTGAGTGGAGCGTGTGCAAACAGAGGTCCAATATATTTTTCTGCACAAACTAATACAACTGGAGTTTATACTGTTACAGCTAATATTAGTTCTTTATATGGAAGCGGATATGGAACACCAAAAATTTCTGTAAGCACAAGTACGTCAAGCTCTGGTACTACTATATCTAATAGTGGCACAGTAGGTATTACAGCATCGACAACTACATATTTTACTGTTTTTGGTTCTTCCGCACATCAAGGAACAAATTCTCCTAATTTTTATTATAACACTTTAAGTGGCACTGTTTCTGGTACTTGTTTAGCAACATCAAATGGTGGTGCTGGTGGAGCAGGCGGTGTTGGGCAAGGCTATAATCAATCTGCTGCATCTGGTTCTTCTGGAGCAAGTGGAGGATCTAATGCAGGATCTGGTGGAGCAGGAGGTGCTGGTGGGGCTTTTGGTGCCGCTGGAACAAATGGCAATGGTGGTGGCGATGGAAGCGGAACTTCTGTTAGTTTCCCATCTACAGCTCCCACAGTTGGTGCTAGTGGAAACGCAGGAGGAGCATCTGGCAAGTCAATACAAGGTGTTAGTAATGTAACATCAAGTGGCAGCGGTTCTTTAACTGGAGGTACAGCATAATGCCTTTAAATAAAATAGTATTTAAATCAGGTATTGTATCAGACATCACTCCTTACAGTAATGAAGGTGGCTTTGTTGATGGTGATAAAATAAGATTTAGATTAGGTTCTCCCGAAAAAATAGGTGGATGGGAGAAGTTTAGTCCTAATACATATTTAGGCAGTGCTAGAAGGCTACACAACTGGGTTGCGTTAGATGGCTCTGATTTTATGGGTGTTGGTACGCACCTAAAATATTACATAGAAGAGGGTCAAACATTTAGTGATATTACCCCTATAAGAAGCACAACATCTGCTGGTGATATAACATTTGCAGCAACTAATGGCTCTACTACAATAACTGTTACAGACCCTGCTCATGGAGCAAATGAAAATGATTTCGTTACATTTTCTGGTGCTGTTAGTTTAGGTGGTGTGATAACAGCTACAATATTAAATGCAGAGTTTCAGATAACATCATTGATAAGTTCTAATGCTTATACAATAACATCTAGTGTTGCAGCCAACTCATCTGATACAGGTAATGGTGGCAGTAGTGTTATTGGTACATATCAACTAAATGTAGGATTAGATGTGACAGTTGGTGGCACAGGATGGGGCGCAGGACAGTGGAGCGGAACAACATCTGGTGCTTTGGCAACACAGTTAAATGAAGCACTAGACGCAAGTGAAACTGGCGTAGATGTTGATGACGAAACAGGCATGAACACTGCTAATGATGTAATACTTGTAGAAGAAGAGCTTATGCTTGTATCAGCTACTGCTGATGACAATACCATGACTGTTACTCGTGGACATAGTGGCACAACTGCAGTAACACATGCAGATAACACCCTTGTAAGATTAGCTGTTGGTAATGCAGATTCTGCTAATGATTTTGTTGGATGGGGTAATGCCGCATCGGTTACAACACCGGGTGCGCAAATCAGAACATGGTCACATGATAATTTTGGTGAGGATCTAATAATAAATCCTAGAGATGGTGGATTATTTTATTGGGATAAAACTACTGGGCTTGGTAACAGAGCCATAGAACTTAGTGCTACAAGTACATTTTCAGGAGAAACAAGTGTCCCAACAATAGCTAAACAGGTTCTTGTGTCAGACCAAGATAGGCATGTTATTGTTTTTGGTTGTGATGGATTAGGCGCAACGCCAACAGCAACACAGGGTGACGGAATACAAGACCCATTGTTAGTTAGATTCTCATCACAGGAAAACCCTGTTGATTTTTTTCCAACAACCACTAACACAGCAGGAGATCTTAGGTTAGGTGGTGGGTCTACATTTGTGCAAGCTGTAGAAACAAAAGAGCAAATATTAGTTTTTACAAATAAAACTTTACACGCAATGAGGTTTATAGGGCCGCCATTTACTTTTGGTATTAAAGAATTATCAAAGAACATAACGATAATGAGTCCATCATCAGCCATAGCGATAGATGATAACGTTTACTGGATGGGTGTAGATACATTTTATATTTACTCAGGACAAACACAGCAGTTGCCATGTACTGTAAAAGACAAGGTATTTCTTGATTTAAATATCGAAGAAAGAAACAAAGTACATGTTGGCGCTAATACAGAGTTTAGTGAGGTGTGGTGGTTTTATCCTAGTGCAAGTAGCACAGAAATAGATAAATATGTAATTTATAATTATTTAGAAAATATTTGGTATTTTGGTACACTTGCTAGACAGGCATGGCTTGATAGAGGCATAAGATCATTACCAATAGCTACAGGTGGTCAATATCTATTTAACCATGAGACTGGTTTTGATGATGATGGTAGTGCTATGACATCATTTGTTGAGTCTGCTCCAATGGCTTTGAGTGGAGCAGAAAGGTTTGCGTCTATTAATAGGATAGTCCCAGATATTAGTTTTGCAGGGTCTACATCTATTAATCCACAAGTTGATTTTACAATAAAAGCTAGAACACATTCAGGGTCTGGTTTTACGCAGACAGATGATAGCAATACATCACAAAGAACAGCAACTACACCTGTAGAAGTGTATACAGAAAAATTAGATGTACGGGTTAGAGGTAGAACATTTGCTATGCGTGTTGAGGCAACAGAGATAGGCACAGCTTTCAAGTTAGGCTCACCTCAAGTGAATATTGTACAAGATGGAAGAAGATAATGTTAGTTACAAGTATACCACAATATGTGCAAGGCTTGACAAATGCTAAGTTAGACTTGACTACAACAAACATAACTACTTTGTATACAGCACCAACTACAGCAGATTTTAACGCATCTGTAATAAATAGCATAATAGTATCTAATGATTCTGGTAATTCAGATACAATAACATTAACGGTTACTAATGGCAGTGATGTGTTTAGTCTTTTTAACGTAAAGGCAGTTGCGGCAAATACATCTATAGAGCTATTAACAAGAGATTTAATATTGCAAGAGGGCGAGATACTGAAGGCTACAGCAGCGACAGCAGATAGATTGCATATAGTTGCAAGTATACAAGAGTTTGCAATACATAGAACACCACAGGTAGATTTGTAATGACAGCATTTATATTGGCATGTTATCTTAATGGAGTGGCTGATAGAGATGGAATTTATTTTAGAAGTGCGGCATCATGTATGGATTTTAGTCAAATGTTAAGTAATCAAACATACATGAAAGACAATGAACAATATACATACGAATGTATATGTAAACTTGTGCCATATGTTAATACAGACAAAGTGAGGGTATATTAATGTTACAAGCTCTTATAGGACCAGTTACAGGATTACTAGACAAGTTTATACCTGATGCAGATCAAAAGGCTAAGTTGGCTCACGAGATAGCTACCATGTCCGAAAAACATGCGCAGGAGGCTTTACTCGCTCAGTTAGAAATAAACAAAGCAGAGGCAGCAAGTGGCTCTATATTTAAGGGCGGCTGGCGCCCGGCAGTTGGGTGGGTCTGTGCGATTGCTTTTGCCTATCACTTTATCGTAAAAGATCTGATTATATTTGGAGCAAGTTTTGCTGGTGTAGAACTACCAGAGCTGCCGGATTTTGATATGGGTACACTTTTAACTGTTCTCGGCGGCATGCTCGGAATCGGAGGACTCAGGACATATGAAAAGCAGAAAGGTCTTACAAAATGAGTTTATATAGAAATATACATGCAAAAAGAAAAAGAATTAAAGCTGGTAGTGGAGAGAAAATGAGAAAGAAGGGCGCAAAGGGCGCACCCACTGCAAAAAACTTTAGACAAGCAAAAAGAAAGAAATAATTATGGTGGCTAAACTTCATACAATTAGAAGAAAATTAGCAAAGAAACAAAAGCTAGGATTTAGTGAAAGAGCAAGAGCAGTAAATAAAGGTTTATTACCCAGTAAGGCTAAGAAAGATGGCAAAAAAAAGAGATCCTAAAGTTGGAACAGGAAAGAAACCAAAAGGTTCTGGCAGACGTTTATACACAGATGAGAACCCGAAAGACACAGTCGGCATCAAATTTGCCACAGAAGCAGACGCAAGAGCTACGGTTGCAAAAGTTAAGAGAGTCAGTAAACCTTTTGCGAGAAAGATACAAATCCTTACAGTTGGAGAGCAAAGAGCAAAGGTAATGGGTAAGAATAAAGTTGCCAGTATATTTAAAAGAGGCAAAGAAAGTATAAGAAAGGCACATAAAAAATGATGTGGTTTTGGTTAAGTTTATCTAAGTTTTTTAATAAAATTGGAAACTATTTTTATCACAAACATGTTATGTGTGTTAAAACAAAGACAAGGGAGTCAGTAAATGGACATACAAAAGCTGCGACAGGAAATAGAGGCAGACGAGGGAAACGTAAATGAAATCTATTTGGATCACCTCGGTTTGCCTACTTTTGGGATTGGTCATCTGGTCCGTGATACTGACCCAGAATATGGACAAGATGTAGGAACTCCTGTAAGTGAAGAGCGTGTAAATAGTTGTTTTGATAGTGATATACAAGGAACTATAACAGATTGTAAAAACTTGTTTGGAAACTTTGATGACTTGCCAGAAGAGGCACAATTAATTTTATGCAACATGATGTACAATTTGGGGTACACAAGACTGAGTAAATTTAGTAAACTTAGAGCAAGTATATCAATTATGGACTTTACGGAGAGCGCAAATCAGATGTATGACTCGAAATGGAGAACACAAGTGCCTAACAGAGCAGAGCGTTTAATAAACAGAATGAAAGCATTAGGAGCGTAATATGTTACCAGCAATATTAGGATATGCAGCATCCGCCTTAGCGCCCACCATAGGCATGAACGCTATGTTAGCCAGCGCTATAGGTAGTGGTATAGGATCATTGCTTCAAGGTGGAGATACACGGGACGTTTTAGAAGCTGCGGCTTTGGGTGGCATAGGTAGCGCAATAGGATCAGGAATGGCAGGTAGCGATGCTGTAAAAATGGGAGCTATGGACACTCCAATAAAAGGTGCAACAACGCAGATTGCACCCGGTGGTGGCCCAATGTCAGTTCCAGCAGGGGGTCAGATACCAGATGTAAAAAATCTTACATCACTGACGTCTGCCCCAACATTTTCAAGTCCTGATTTTTCTTTAGCTAATTTTTCTGGAGCAGGGCCTATAGGGGCAGGTTTAGGTGCGTCATTTGCAGCACCCCCACCTATGAAGATGCAAGAAGATAATTTTGTTGCGCCAAGAGGTCGACCTATATCTGGTGATGTAAGAAAAATGCCTGATGATTATGAGCCGGGCAAAGATCCAGAGTTTGATTTTGGCTTTCAAAGAAACTTCCAAGAAGGGGGTCTAGTGGCCTTAGGTAAAGAAATGAAAGGCGAGGGTCAAATGAATGACAAAGAGCTTATCAGTGCGGCTGTAGAGGCCATTAAAGGTACATCTGAGAACCCAGAGGTAATATTAGGTCAGTTCTTAGCAAAGTTTGGCGAAGATGCGTTGAGAGATCTAGTTGATAAAGTGCAATCAGGTCAGTTTGATGAAAATACTGGCGAAGGTGATGGTATGGTAAAAGGCATGGGTGATGGTATGGATGATATGATACCTGCATCTTTAGAAGGAGAGCAAGATGTATTACTTAGTGATGGCGAGTTTGTTGTACCTGCTGATGTCGTTAGTGGCTTAGGCAACGGATCATCAGATGCTGGAGCGGATAAGTTAGAAAATATGATGGATAGAGTAAGAGAGTTAAGAACTGGAGGTAAGATGCAGCCACCAGATATACCTGATGAGATGATGTTGCCTGCATGATTTGCACAGCAGTGCCTCGTGAGGCAATAGACATAGTATGGCCTGATGTAATCAATATGCTTAATAAGGCTGTAGAGACAAGTAAAGGTAAATATCACATAAATGATATTTACGAAGATTTAACAAAAGGTTTTTATAATCTTTGGTTAATTATAGATGATAAAGGTGAAGATAAGGTAGTAGCAGCTTTGACAACTAGATTAATAAAATACCCTAATAGAAGCGCCATGGCAATGGATTGGGTTGGCGGTAAAAGAATGGCAGAGTGGTTGCCTATTGCTATGGAAAAACTATCTAACTTTGCAAAAGACTGTGGATGCAGTCATTTAGAAGGCTATGGCAGGAAAGCGTGGATAAAGGTATTAAAAAGATATAATTGGAAACCAGAGTATATAGCTTATCGTATGGAGATAGACAATGGGTAAAGGTAGATCAAGACCACAACCAACAGAACAAACTGTAGTACAAAGTAATTTACCTAAATACTTTGAACCATATGCAGTTGATATGATTCAAAGAGCTGAAGCTGAAAGCAAAAGAGCTTATACGCCATTCGAAGGTCAAAGATTAGCAGATGAATCAGCAGATTTAGGCACATCACGAGAAAGAGTTAGAGATATAGCTGACGCAGGTATTGCTGGATTACCAACAGCAATGACAGGTGTTCAGGCTGGTATGGGAAGAGCAGCGCAAGGTTTGGGTTTTCAGGCACAACAATTTGATAGTGATGCGGCACAGCAGTATATGTCACCGTATATGCAGAATGTAGTAGATGTACAGAAAGCACAGGCTATTTTAGACGCTCAAAGAGCTGCAGCTGGAAGAGATGCGCAGGCGGTACAAGCCGGAGCTTTTGGTGGCAGTAGATCTGCAGTGCAGGACGCATTAGCTGGAGAGGCTTTATCAAGACAATTAGGAGAAATACAGGCTACAGGACAGCAAAGAGCCTTTGAATCTGCACAACAACAGTTTGAAAGAGACAGACAAGCTAGAGAACAAGCAGAGAGATTAGGTATTAGTGCTGGTGAAAGTCTAACACAGCAGTCTACACAATTAGCACAGTTAGGTGATCTTGCCAGAAAAGGCGATATACAAGCAGCAGAACTGTTAGAAAAGATAGGCAAAGACCAACAAGCAAGACAACAGGCCGGATTAGATTTAGCCTACGAAGATTTTGTAAGACAAAGAGATTTTCCAAGAGAGAGTCTAACATTCTTATCATCAATATTGCGTGGTGTTCCTGTGCAACCATCAACTGAGACTGTTAAGTTTCAACAGTATAATCCTATCCAAGAAGCATTAGGCACAGGTATAGCAGGTCTTGGATTATATAGAGGGTTAACAAGATAATGAATATATTACAATTACAAGATGATTTAAAAAACTTTTCAGAAGAACAGTTAGTTAATGAAATGAGGAGGCCATCAGGAACGGCGCCACAATATCTTGTATTGTCTGAAATGAATAGAAGACAAAGAGTTAAGTCTGACTACCAAGCCGCACAAGCATCGGACCCGTCAACAGTGGCTGAGGAAGCGGTGGCTAGCGCAGGGGTTCCTGCATCTGGTATAATGGGTATGGCTCAGGCTATGGCTCCTAAAAGTGAAAGTTCACTTTCAGCTCCTAAACCACCTGCTATGATGATGCGTGAGGGTGGTGTTATAAGGGCGCAACAAGGATTGTCTATAGCAGATAGAAATTTAAATCCCGGAAACATGAGATTAACTAATGATCCTTATTTTGGAACAACTGGAATAGCCAGTGGATACGCAACATTTGCTTCTCCTGAATTTGGATTAAGAGGCATAGCTTTAACAGCTGATAAATATGCCAAAGATCCAAATGTTAAAACATTAAAAGATTTTGTAGAAAAATACTCGCCTGCAGCAGATAATAATCCAAACAATAAACAATATGCAAAAGTATTAGCGGATAGTTTAGGGGTTGATGTAGATGATGAAATAGATTTTTCTGATGATAATGTTAAAAGAAATTTAATTCCAGCAATAACTAGATTTGAAGGATATAAAGGCCCAATAGACTCTAATATGGTTGATAGAGCAATAGCTGCATCTAAAGTTAAAGATGATGAAAGCAAGGTAAATGAATTATTATCTGGAGTGGATTCTTTGTCTGGTGTAAAAAATAATATGGTTACATTTGATGGAAGACCTATAAAACCTAATCTTTTGACTCAAATGATGACATCTACAGGGGTGGCGTCAACTCAAGATGATAAAAATCAAGATAAAAGTCTTCTAGAAAAAATATTTACAACAAAAATACCGGGATCTGAATATATTGACCCAATAGGTCCTTTATATAGATTTGGAAGAGACAAAATGGGTCCTGCTATTTCGGAGTTTTATGATGACTATATCAAAGGTGCAAGACAAGGTGGTAAAGAAAAAAATATTTTAAGAGCTATAGAGGGTCCTGCAACAAAGAAATATTTAGACGAGCAAGAAAAAATAGAGTTAGGTGCTATGTTAGAGAGTGATATAGATTATACTGAGCCTAAGTCATTTCTTGATACAATAAAACAAGCTGCATCTAGCTCAGACAACGAAACGCAGAGACAAAAAGATATAAGAGAGGCAAATATTAAATCAGGTGAAATTGATAAACTTCCTGATGCAGGAATAGTTGCCGAAGGTATAACCCCAGAAACAACAAAACCATCAGTGGAAACAGGCAAAGGGGATCAAAAGAAAGCTCCTACATTAGATGAGCAGTTGGTTGCTATGCAACAAGATCTTGCAAAAAGCAGAGAGCAAGACAAGTATTTAGCTTTAGCGCAGGCAGGATTAGCTATTATGGCATCAGATAAACCTACACTTGGACAGGCAATAGGAGAAGGTGCTGGTGTAGGATTGCAGGCTTACAGAGATGCGCAAGAGAGATATCAAGAAGGCGTTGTGGATTTATTAAATGCAAGAGCTAAGTTAGCTAAAAATAAAAATGTTTTTAGTATGGATGATGCCTTAAATAGAGTTATTGGACTAACAAACTCTATAGCAAAGTTAGAGGAGCAAATAATAGAAGCTCAAGAGTTTCCTACAGAAGAGTCTAAAAAAACAGTAGAGGCATTAAAGCAAGAGCTTAAACAGACAAGAGCGTTAAGGGATCAGCTTACAAAATCTTACACAGGTATAAATCCAAACTATTTTAGTAAGGCAGAGGTACAAGCAGCTATTAAGAAGCAGGATTAAGATGGCAACATTTGACGTTAGCAATCCATTAGATGGCAGACTATATACATTTGAGATAGATGGTGACACTCCTACAGAGCAAGAATCTCTTGAAATACAACAGTTTTTAGCTTTACGAGGTCAAGAGAATGTTGCAGAGCAAGTCCCTGATGATGGTAATTTATTTACAAAAGGTGTATCAAGAGGAATAGATCAGCTACAAAGAGCATATGGTGATGCTCTTGTAGGTGTTGGTAAGGGTTTTGGTATAGAGGGTCTTGTAAATTATGGGCAAGAAGTATCAGAAGAAAATACTAGACAATTAGAAGAACAAGCAAAGGATGCACGAAGATTAGATAGCATCAATGATCTTTCTACATTTGGTGACTATGCAGCATCTACATTTGGCGAGCAGTTACCAAATTTAGCCCCATCAGTTATAGGCGGTGTTGTTGGTTCTATTTTTGGACCTGCTGGTACAGTTGGCGGTATTAAAATAGGAACGATGATAGGTGCGGGCCTTGCTAATTTACCATACTTTTATGGCACTTTTGTTCCATCTGCCACAGATCCCGTTACAGGAGATGTTAATCAACTAAAAGCACTCACATATGCAGCTCCATCTGCCGCCTTGGATACATTAGGTGATTTATTAGTTACTGCAGGATTTGCAGGTAAATTATTGTCAGGTGGAGGTTTGTTTACTAGGGCTGGAAAAGGCGTAGGTAAAGGTGTTGCAGCAGAGGTCCCGACTGAAATAGGTCAAGAAATATTACAAAGACATGCTGAAGGCAAACCTCTTTGGAATCAAGAGGCATTAGACACATATATAGAAGTCGCTGCTGCCGCAGGTCTTGTTGGTGGTACAGTTAGTTCTGTTGGTAATATTGTAGGTGGAGATAAGGACAAACAGCCTGACAAGATTAGTCAATTAGATAGTGACGATAGAATAATGGCACAACAAGTTCAGACTATGAATACAAATGCTGTTAATTTTATTAATCAACAAAAAGATATAGAGAGTTTTAAAAGCACAGACGGCAAGTTTGTAACTCTCTCACAACTCCCAGATCATATTCAAGATGAAATAAAAGATAAAAGAATACAAGAAATTACATATGCTGATGTCGTTTCTGGCACAACAGATTTCGATTTGGAGACAAATAAGGAGACTCTTACACAAGATGAGCTTGATGTTGCTATAGATAGAACTAATGATTTAGAAGCTGACACAAAAGATTTAGACTATAACAAAGTAAAAGATGCTGTTAAAAAAGAAGGGCAGTTTACACAGGCCATAGCTAAGAAGGCATTAAAAACTAAAAGTAAAAAGCCAATACCTCAATCTAAGATAAATGGAATCAGAGATAAGTTATTACAAAACAATATAATAAAGAAAGATAAAGCTAAGTTAGTTGCTACTTTATCTGAAGAGCAAGATATTAGGATTAAATCAGAGCAACTTAAAGCAAGAGTTAAGTCCATAATGAAAGACATGGACAAACTACAAAAAGAAAAGAAAAAGTTAGGTGCTATAGGCGATTTATCTATAGATCAGGTTAATAGACTAGATGAGATTAATGGAGAGATAGATGATCTAAGCAAGAAATACAGCGACACATCTAAAGCTGCCACTAATTTAGCAAGTAGATCAGACAGAAAGCTGGGTAAAAATGTAATTCGTCTTGGTCAAATAATACCACCACTAGAGGCAAAAAATGCATTTGATAACGCAAATTTTAAAACAGATGAGTATAAAGCAAAACAAAATGCAGTACAAAAATCATTGAAGGCATCTCTAGCTGCTATTGGATTAGGTAATATTAAGTTAGATTTTAAACCCATACTTACACCTAGAGGACAGCGGCCAGAAGAAGCAATAGCAGAGGGGACTGTCACAGAGGGTGTGTACTCTAATAAAACTATAGCACTTGCTATGGAAATATATGACCCAAGCCTTACAGAGACTGAGCTACAGCAAAGATTAGGCTCTGTAATGAACCATGAAATAATACATGCTTTGTTTGAGTTAGGCGTATTTACACAGCAAGAGCAAAATATTTTAGTAAATGCAGCTAAAAATAGAAAATATGTACAGATTATTAATGGTGAAAAGGTAGAAAGAAAATACACATATCTAGATAGAGCTAATAGAATGTATCAGACTAAGTCTGATGGCTCTAAATACACAGCAGAAGAGCAGGCAGAAGAGGCTATTGCTGAGTTGTACAGAGACTTTGCTGATGGCAAAATTGTGTTAGGTGGTAAACCTAAGACATTATTTGGTAGAATAATAAACTTTTTTAAGACATTATTTCAATCACATAAAGAAGCAGGATTTAATAAAGCTGGTGATTTATTTAGAGATATTGGCAGCACAAACTTTCAAAGAAGAGTATCTGAGGCTGAGAAGAAGAGCGCATCACCAGATGCTTTACAAGACTCAATAGAAAGAGAAAGTAGATTGGTTGGACCAAGCATTATACCTGATAACGTTCTAGAAACAGCACAGTTTATAAGAGCAAATAAGCAAAACTCTACAGATCAAACAAAAATAATGAACAAGCTATTTAAGAATAGACAGCTTGAAGAAGGTCAAATGGTCACAGTTAGACCTAATTTAAACGGCTTTGTGCAACTGGATGATGGCAGTATAGGGATGACGCAAACAGTACACCCTGCTAAATCATACGGCACTGCGTTGGGATACGATAGCGTTGTTGCTATAAAAGATAGCGAGCTTATGGTGTCACCTCAGAAAAGAGCTGATATATACAAAGGTGTAACAAGAACTGGCGTTAAGCAAGACAAAGTCCCTATGGCTGGTGGTTATGGTGGAATAACAAATATATCCAGACAAGAGATAGAAGATATTGTTTCTAACCCTGATAACATCTTGTCTTTTAACCCGGGTAGCGAAGCCAGAGGTATAAATGGAACTCATTTATTTACAGATAAAAATGGATATGCAGTTAAATCTATAAAAGGTACAGCAGTTCATCTTGGTAGCAAGGTTTTTGTAAAAGGGAACGTTAACTTCTACACAGAGGATAATGCACCTAAGCCTGTGGATAACTTGCCGTCAGATGTAAAATATGTACCTTTTGAGACAGAAGTCTCATTGATAGATAGAAAGAATCAGGAAAAGTTTAGTCAATTACGAGGTGAGATAAGAGCCAATATATCCGCAGCAACTGATAGCATAACTGGGTTAAGTGAACTGCAAAAGGCAGCAAACAAAGGTGATGAAGATGCTATGGTTGCGCTACAAGAAGTTGCAATAAACTCTGTTGATTATTTAACTCAAGCAATACCAAATGTAGAAGTAGAGTCAACTCCAGCCTACGGCTTGTACGGTAGCGATCTAGAGCCTGCCGTAGGATTGAAGATAACATTTGATGAAGGAAGAAAAGATCTAGCTTTATCTGCTCTTGAAAAATTTGCTCGAAACTTTAATCAAGAACAAATACATGTAAGACAAAGAGTGACTGACAGATTTGGAAGATTTAATAATCTAGTTGGTTATCAGTTTGGTGATGGTAGTTACAACACACCTGTGGTTAATTTTAGATTAACAGAGTCAATACCAACAAAAGAGCTATCAAGTATAATAGATAAAACAGGATTGGCAGGTTTTACTGTCACTGACAAATCATTACAGGCTTATTATTTAGGAGATCCAAATGACAGAACAGCAATCAGAGACTTCAGAAAATCAGTTAGAGGAGCAAGAAAACTTCTTGGACCAAGAATTTCAAGCCTTGATACAAGAGTTGAAAGACTCTGGGCTTACGGTTCAGGATACGGGGCCACAAATTCCTATGAACAAATTAGAGGCGACTTTCCACTCCCAGAGACCGATCAAGCAGACAAAACAGCAAATAGAATAGCTAATAGATTAGCGCAAAGACTAGTAGATCCAACTGTACAGGCTAAGACTCTTACAGACAAACAAAAGAATCTACAGATGGAAATAGCTAAAGACTATGATGCTATGGGTATAAATAACTTAGATAACCCAACTGTTAGAAGAGCATATACTGAATTAGCACAAGAGGTTACAGAGCAATACAATGCGATGCCTATAAAGGTAGAGATATATCAAGACGAAGGTGAGCCATATACAGGCGCTAGAATGTCAGAGGCTATGAGAAAAGATATACTTGCCAATAACCATCTTTATATTTTTGGAACAGAAGCTGCTACATTTGGGCCGGAAGGCGTGGTCTATGATAATCACCCATTATTAGAACCAACAAATATAGTAGATATAAACGGAAGACCTATGCTTGTTAATGATTTATTACGAGCTGTCCACGATTACTATGCGCATACAATGTCCACTGTTGGCTTTGGGCCATTAGGAGAAGAGGCTGCATGGCGTAATCACATGATTATGACTAAGAGTCCCTATGCAAGATGGGCTTTGACATCAGAAACAAGAGGACAAAATAGCTGGGTCAATTTTAACGAAAGCGCTTTAGGTGTAGAGAAGCTGTCAGATAGGCCGTTTGCAGAGCAAAAGGTTGATTTACTACCTGTTAAATATCTTATTACCAATGACCCTGAGGTTGATGCTAGTCTTGGTGAATTAACAGATAGCAATTTTGATGCAGATCCTGAGAAATACTCTATCAAAGGTATAAAGCCTAGAGATTTAACAATATTAGATAGAATGGATGAGAATGGTCAATTTGAACAAAGGGCTAAAGTTGGTTCTGTAAAAATGACTGAGGCTGTGAAACAACTGCATGCAGAAAGAGGCAATATAACACTTGATATAAATAATGCAGAAGATAGAGAACTTGCAGAATTAGCTATGTTTGAAGAGTTAAAAGCTCAGGTAGAAGCAGATGAGTCAGCTATTGGTTGGTATGATGATAAGATCAAACTTGCTAAAAAGTTATATGCAATATCAATTCCTATAATTAAAACTGATAAGAACGCTGAAGCTGCATTTGAATTTGTGTTAGCTATATCTTCTAACGGCGAGGCAGTCGTTGCGCAGAGTAATGCATTAAAAACACAAATGGAAAATTGGGAAAGAACTGGTGAGTTATTATTAGAAAATCAAGGCAGTCAAGCATCTGCTATGGAAAAGTCTTTTTTAACGTATAATATATTAAAAAAAGAAAAAGGCATGACAGACTTGGAGATAAAGAAGTTCTTGCAAGTTGTTAGATCAAAAAAAGAAATAGAAAATGATCCACTAATACAATCTTTAACAAGCCTAACTGGTGGTAAAGTTACATTTAAACAAGAGACAGCAGATGAAATGGTGCCAATGTCTTTTATATTTGGTAGCAAAATAGGTGCATTTTATCAAAATATAATAGGAAATTATGAATATCTTACTATGGATAGATGGTTTATGCGTTTTGTAAATAGAATATTTGGCGTGCCATTTAGAACAATAGGAGAAACAACTCTTGTAAAGAATAAACAAGATGCGCTTAGAGAGTTCCAAAAAGCATTAGAGTCAGGCACAGAAGATGAAATTAGTAGAATTAAAGTTGCAACAGATGAATTAGGCACAGATATAATTAATATATCGAATGTTGGAGAGCTTTCTACTTTAATAAATGGTAGATTTAACAAAGATGTTGAAAGAATAAGAAGAAAGAAACTTGGAACAAAAGAATTTATAGACACATATAAAACAGAGTTTTTATCAAGAGCGCAAAGATTAGCTGAAAACTTAGAGACAAGACTGCAAGAGACACCAAAGACACCGACTAACAGAAAACAGTTTAGGGTTTTATATAATAGAGTTATTGATAGATATAACAGACAGACTAATAGACAAATAACTGTTGCTGACTCACAGGCTGTGTATTGGTACGGTGAAAAAAGATTATTTAAGAGCATCGGGGTAGCCCCGGGACAAGGTAGCGATAACGATTATGTAGACGCAGCAATAGCATTTTTAAGAAAGGAAGGCATAGATGACCAAACCATTGGAGAAGCACTCCCCCCAACAGAGCGAGAGCGACTCGCTGATAAGCGAGGTGCAGGACAAGGATCTATCGATTCTACTGGACAGGTTGATACAAATATCGGGCATGAAAAAAGAGAGTACACCGAAGAAGAGTTAGTTGATTACGATCCGGCTAAAGACGTTGATCCTAAAGATTTAGAGTTAATTAAAGAAACAATAAACGATCAAAAGTTTGCCATGATATCAACTGGCAAACAAAACTCTGCGTATGGTGCAACAGGAGAGCTGGGTAAATATTTATACGGTGTTATAAATCTAGATAATAGAAGTCTTCCTGTGTTTTTTGTAGATGGTAAACATGAAGAAATACCCAGAGGTAATACATTTTTGTATAGTGGATTTGGAAACGATCACATTACAGCAGTAAGACCAACAACTGGTAAAAGCCATGAGCAAGAGTTATTAGAAACATTTAAATATAAAAATATAAAAGATTTGTTTTATGATAATCTTGCAAAATTATATTACCAGCAGAATAGGGATGACGTTAATAATGGCGTAGAGATTGTCAACACTACAGCAACAGGTGTTAGGCTAGAGTTTAACAGGACCCCACAAAGAGGGGCAAAGCAAAATAAATTTGTTATGCCTTTAAAATTTGTTAAACGAGGAGAAAAGTTAGATGAGACAAGTCCTTCATTTAAGTTTGATTCTTTTGTTATAAGAACAGGTTATCCAGAAGAAAAACTATTTAAACAAAGTATGTTAAGCACTGCTTCTATGAATCAGCAAGAAACACCTATGAGTGGTGCTATAGAAAAAGGTATATCTAATACTAGAATAAAAATACAATACGATAATCTATCTAGAGTTTTAGCAAAAGCTGGACATAAATTTAGTCTTGGTAGAATTGAAGAAGAAAATTTAAGAAAAGCCGCACAAAATTTATTAATTCAAGTTCAAGACAGATTTCTTCCTATTGGTGCTTTGATGGACAAGCTAAGAGAGAATGGTGCTGAGATTACTGATGCCATGGACACTTATATGCAAGAAGAATTATTTCATGGAATAGCAGGTGCAAAAGTAGAAAAAGCACAAAAAGAATTTTTTAAACCAATGATTGAAACAATAGATACCTTAAATGTTAATCAAGACTCATTAAATACATTGTCTAGAATATCTAATTTTTATAAAACAGCAATTGATGGCAGATATCCTAGTAGAAAAATGGCACTTGCAGACGCCATCCTTTACGCTGCGCATGCGAAGGAGAGGAATGATTATTTAAAAAATCCAATCGCATCTGGTATGCATACCAACGAGGCTGATAGAATAAATAAATGGATATTGACATTGCCTGACTCTGAGAAAACAAAGATAAAAAATATTAAAAACTTTGCAAAATCTATAGTCAAGAACACAAATGAAGAAAGAAAACAAGGTGGCCTTATTCCAGAGGTGTTTACTGATAAAGAAGGTAATCAGTATGAGAGAATATATGAAAACTATGTTCCACTAAGGGGTGACTTAAACTTTGAAGATGAAGCAGATAGTGACAGCAAGAGAGAAGAGAGAGCTGAAAACTTTGTAATACAAAATTTATTTGGTGCCACGAAGAGACCGGACCGTAAAGCAAGGGGAAGAATAAGATCAAAAGAGGGTGAAGCAGAAGATTTCTACGCAGAAAATATAGTTGCTACACTATTTGCACAAAATAATAAATCTATTGCAGATGCTGAAAGAAACAAGGTTGGTTTAAGTTATTTAAATCTTGTTAGAGGCATAGAAGATGGGACCACAGAAGTTAACGATAACTTAAAGAAAGAAATGCAGCACATAAGTGCGGTTTATTTTAATAAAGACGACATACCAAAGGATTTAGGCGAAAAAGAACAGTATCTAACTGTTAGAGAAAATGGCAGAAATGTTTACATAACACTTAACGATGCTAGAATAGCTAGGGCTATGAAAGGATTTATGACTCCTGATAGTGTAGGCGGCTTTACAAGAGCCTTAGGTAAACTGAATAGATATTTATCTAATATTAATACAACATACAATCCATCTTTCGTTATACCAAACTTTGCTAGAGACTTAGGAACTGCTGGTGTAAATGTTCAACAGTATGACGAAAAAGGTTTAATGTCTGAAGTGCTTAAGAGTGCGCTACCTGCGGTGAAAGGCATATCTAAGAATTTAAGAGATGGAGATGTTGATAGCTTTTGGGCAAAAGAGTATACAAAGTTTGTAGAGTCAGGTGGTAAAAACGCAACCAACCAAATGAATGACCTTCAAGATCAAATGAATAGTATAAATAGTATACTTAGTGATGTGTCTGATAATAGTAAAAAAGGGAAATTAGGCTTAGTTAAAAAAGGTTTTGGTAAATTAGGTAAGTTCTTAGATGATTACAATACAGCAGTTGAAAATGGTGTGCGTGTCTCATTATACACAGCGCTTGTAAAAAGAGGGGTTAGCACGGCTAGGGCTGCACAAGCAGCAAGAAACCTAACAGTCAACTTTGCGAAGGGTGGGGAGCAGAAGCAATTTTTAAATTCATGGTATTTATTTTATAACGCATCAATGCAAGGATCAATGGCACTGATAAACGCTGCAGTTAAGTCGAAGCGGGTAAGAAAAGTGTGGGCTGGATTATTTGTTTATGGAGCTATGCAAGATGCATTTAACTCATTGTTGTCAGGTGATGAAGATGAAGATGGAATTAAAGACTATGATGAACTTCCAAGATATATATTAGAGCATAATTTTGTATTACCAACATTTGGTTTGGCAGAAGATAAGTTTATTACAATACCATTAGCATATGGTATGAACTTAGCTGTAAATGCAGGAAGAGCTGTTTCGAGAGCTGCTAGGGGCGAGTATACACCCGGGGAGGCTAGCCGGACCATATTTGGTACTGCATTTGAAAGTTTAAGTCCTTTTGGTGGTTTTGATAATTTTTATAACTTGGCAGCTCCTACAGTGCTGGACCCATTTGTCAGTGTGGCTATCAACGAGGACTACAAAGGTGACCCTATATTTAAAGAATCACCTCAGTTTGCATCAAGACCTACACCTAATAGTCAGGCATATTGGTCAAGCACAAGTGGCACAGCAGTAACAATAGCTAATTTCTTAAACAGCATATCAGGAGGAGATGCAGTAGAAAGTGGCTTTATTGATCTTTCACCAGACGTTATGGAGTTTTGGTTTGATTATACAACTGGTGGTGTTGGAAGGTTTGTTCAAAGATCACTAGAATCGCCTTTCAGGATATATGACGCTATCAACGAGGACTTACAAGCACCACTAACTAGTGTGATACCTTTTGCAAGAAAGGTAATAGCATCTCCAAGTGAGAGAGAAGATGTATCAAGTTATTTGGAAAATAGAAAAGCGTTATTCACGATACTAGCACGATACGACTTAGCCAGACGATCTGGTGATGTAGAATTAACAAGAGAAATATTCAGGGATAATAGAGAGCAGTTAAGTATTGTTCCAAGGCTCAAGGCAATAGACAACGCAAGAAACAGATTACTAAGACAAATAAGAGAGATAGAAAGAAACCCAAGACTAGATGAGAAAGTTATAAAGAACCTTATAAAGATAAGGAGGGATAGGATTAACGACCTCATGAGGCGTGGGCTTATCCTGATGAGGTCGGCTGGGTTTAGAGAGGCAAGTTAAAAGTTAACATTAACCTCTAGAAGTTCACGATTTTAGTGTGTTAAGTTATACGCTGCCGAATCAAATCGCTAGACATACACGAATAATAGCTTGTTTATAGCTTGATTGATCTTATGTTTGCTTGTTGAGTTCTCCAAGCCTCTATCTTAACTTCAGCAGATGCCCTAAAGAATCTCATACGTTCATCTTCGTATATCGCATCTTTCATTAACTTTAGGTGTTCTTTGTATTCATCATGTGCATAAGCCTCTCTTTCCTGAGCAGAAACAGATAGCTCAGGATATTTGCTCATGAGTATAGCCTTTATAGACTTTCTGTATTCCTCTAAGTATATTCTTGTTGCTCTAGCCTTAGCACATTTTTCTGAGTTATCTCTTAGCCAATCTACGGCTTTCTGCACTTCTTCTTCGCTAATAGACTTCATCTATTCTTTCCTTTCTTTATCTTAATTAATTCCCTCAGATACCATTGTGCTTTTTCTAAATCTTCAAGAAGATTTTTATGCTTATATCTCCAAACGTATTTGATTACGTTTCCTTGAAGGTAGTACTCGTAACCCTCTCCTAATGCACTTTTTATTGCATCTATGCACTCTACCTTACCTTTTCTGTAGTGCTTTGGTCTGTTTACATTATCGTTCATTTTATTACATCTCCAATAATCCATGACAAGCCTTGCAGACACATATACATTTATCTATCTCTGCATTGACTTTCTTTATACATCTATCTTGACTAACTATCTCTGCAACGGCTTTGTATTTAGTTTTTGGCAAAACATGATGCCATTGCAAATTCCTAGGATTTTCATTATATCCACATCTTTCACAACCCCTTTCTATTTTTATTTGATTTACATAATCTCTTAATCTAGCTCTACTTCTCGCCCACTTACTTATCATTGTTTCTCCAATCAACTATTGGTTTAAATTCTTCTATATTGAAATGACACATGGGTTCTACATCTTGCCAATCTGATCTATCTACACGACCACCCTGACGGCAAACAAAATCGTTACTGAAATCAATCCAACCAATAACGTCTACCCACGATACTATTAAAACTGATTTTGTATTCGTTATACTTGCTAGTTCTCTTGCTTTTATAACTTTGTCTAGCGATATTATATAAGTTTGGAAATCGGACTTTCTATACTTTCGCCGTTTTACTTCACAGAAACCTCTTAAATTATCTGATTTGTAAAGAGCATAATCCAATCTGTATGACATGGGCAGTTTACAAAAATTGACATTCCACTTATTAGAAACAATCTTTATAATACTGCCCTCGTTTGACAAGTCATAGCTTGTCTCATATTTTGGTCTACTGTAGTCCATAGAAGTTACTATTAACTTTCAGAAGTTGCTGATTTGCTTTTTACCCAATTTTCAACATCATCTTTTTTCCAAAGTTTTTTCCTAGTTAAGATGGCATATCCCTTTGGAAAGCTATCGTCTTTTTTAAGAATAGAATAAAAAGACATTCTGCTTAAATGTAGGTATCTCATAACTTCATCAGAAGTCAGCCATTCATCATCTATACTACTATCATGGTTGTTGTCCGACATATTTCCCTCACTAGAATGGTTTGTTACTCTCTTTTTCTTTAGGAATATTTGCAGTAATCCTGAGCCATGGTTTGCCACTTTTAGCAATCTTCTTCCAACCACTCAAATCCATGTCTAGATGAAACATCTTGTCTTTGTCTACTTTAGACCAATCGATATCAGGTTTTTGTTGCTCCCATTCCATAACTTGTTTTTTTCTTTTTGCAATCAAATCATCTAATACGTCAGATGTAATATGCAAGTAACCATTGTAGTCAGGAGAATTTTCCCCTCTTCTTTGTTCATTGGTAAATAAAGAACCACTAGGTTTATAATCTTTTTCTTTGATAGCCATTATGCACTCTCCTTTTTAGTATTTTCGCCTATCCATTTCATTAACTCTTTATATCCGTCTTCATTTTTTTCTTTGTAAATAAGAAAGAGTTCTTCGTTTTTATTGTATAATTCTAGAGCTTGTTCATAGTTAAAATTATACATCTCTTTAATAAAACCTTTTGTTGAGGTTATTAAATCTTCTTCTGTATCTATCCTTTGCTCACTTTCATCTAGAGCCACTAGATACTTTGTTTCTCCAAAATACTTAACCAACTCAGCATCAGGAAAGTGTTTTATTATTTCTTTAATATTTTCATCTTTCTCTGCTAAATCATGAAGTTCTTCTTTTGGTGTTTTGTTTTCTCTAGGTGGTTTTTTGGTTTTTATTTCCTTACCCTCTTCAAGCTCGTCTATTTCAGCCTGAGAATAAAAGTCTCCATGAACACCCAAGAGTTTTAATATTACACGATCAATAGCTCTTTTCTCAGCCATGGCATAAGGATAAGAGCTTTGCTTTGCATATGTCTTATAATTGTCAGGACTAACCTCTCCAATCGACCAAGCAGTATTCTTGCCCTTGCCATCATCTATGTAACCTTGAACAACAAGTGAAACTATTTTCTTTTCAGTATCACTTTCAATAATTTTAGGTGCATCAAACCACATACCAAGATGTGCAGATATTTTTTCTAGTGCTTTGTGTTTTACAATCATAACACTTTGGTTTTGTGGTAATGACCATACTGCACTAGATCTGTCTTTAAGGTCTACAACCTCTCCAACTTCTTTAAGAAGTTTTTCTAGTTTCTCATTTATTTGAGCCATTAAATACCCCCATAAGTTTTTTGATCCAAGCTATAATGAAGAAATCTTTGTATTCTTTTTGTGATTTCTTTGTAGCCTCTTTTATGTGCTTTTTATAAGCCTCTTCTTTTGTAGGTGGTTTTAATTTAACAACACCACTCTTCTTGACTTTCCTAATTACTTTCTTAGGCTTGACGTAAGCCTCGTTCTCAGGTGTACTTGGGTCATCAGCAATAAACTTACCTTTTGCAGTTCTTGCTCTAACCCTCTTTTCTTTTTTTTCTTTTGCCATTTTTATTCTCCTATGTATTGTTGACAAAACTGTGCAACAGAGCAGTAATTACCCTTGCACCTATTATATTCGCCTTGGCGAAATTCCATTTCTAAATCTGTTTTTTTGGCATAGGCTTTGTCGGTTTCATTGTGCCAATCCATATATTTGATAGCCTCTTCTTCACTATCTAAAACTCTTAATGCCCTCTTCTGACCTTTCTTTTTTACTGCCCATGCATCATTTTTTTTCCATCTTTCCTCGTCAGAACAAAGAGGCATTTCTTCGTTTATGTCAAAATTTACCTGAGCATCTTGATGTTTATTAATCCTATCCCTGATATAACTTTCTCTTTCTTCTTTGCTCCACAAAGGTATGTCCACAACAACTATTGGTGTCTGTGGATAGTTTTCTTTTTTCTCGGCATCTCTTCTGTTCCAATCCCTCAGGATTGCACATATGTTGAGTTGCTTAACTTCTTTTTTTTGTTTTGAAAATTCTGTAAATATTGGGTGGTAGTTGTTTTCACATAGGTAAGCATAACAATTTAACTGCCTTTCCCATTCTATCTTTCCGTAAATCACAGACCATACCGAGGTAACTTTATAATCAACGATAGTAATCTTTCCGTCTGTTTTATCTATCTCTTGTCTATCTATAGCACCTGATAAAACCCAACCATCAACCTCAGAGTAAAGACGTTGTTCAGTTTCAGAATAAATATCATCTTCTGATCTTTCTAATATTGAATGTACTGAAGTTCCAAAGATTGACCATATCTGATCTACTGCATCAATCTCTATCTGATCGTTATACTTTTGTCTCATTAAAGATATTTTAGGACTATCTATCAAAGACGTTACTGATATGTCTGCTTTACCTTTGTTGTATTTATCGTTTTTTATAAAATCAACAAATGGTTGTGGCAAACCAAATTTATTGGTAATCTTCATGTAAAACTCCTATGTGTAATTTTAGGTATATCATAGAGTATAATAATGTCAAATAAAATATATCCTAGTATAAAATTTGTTGTCGAGGGCGAACCAGCATCAAAGGCGAACTCACGAAAAATAGTAAGATTTGGAAAAAAATTTGGTGTGATTAAATCTGAAAAAGCTAGAAATTATGTAAAGTCTTTTCAAGAACAATGCCCTAAATTAGAAAAACTTATTGAACTTGATGTCATTGTTGAGATAAAAATATATTATCAGTCTAGGAGACCTGATTTAGATGAAAGCGTTATCTTGGACTGTATGCAAGGTTTTATCTATGCTAACGACAGACAAGTTAAGCAAAAACATATATACTGGGGTCTCGATAGGGAGCAACCAAGAACTCACATCAGAGTTACGCCTATGGAGACTAGTCGTGTGCCAAGCGATTTCTGATAGCTATCTAGGAACGAGTAAAGAAAAATTAGCTATTGGTATATGGATTAGTGGCAATGACTGCGATCATGTGTGCGATCTCGCAGATTTAAATGCCGAGAATATCAAAAAAGCAATCAAAGAAATTTTAGAGAGCAAACCTATCGTTGGAAGATATCTAGGCGAAAAACTAAAAAAAATAATTCAAAATTATTCTAACTAGTATAACTAGTATATACTAGTATATTTATTTATTACTAGTATTAGTATTACTAGTATATACTAGTATAGGGCAAAAGTTATCGATAATTTAGGAATGTTTTCTGGCAGCCAATGGAGTAGGACACGATATCCTGAACTTATAAGTTAAAGTTAACTTTTGTCTTGATTATAATTTTTTTTCTAATTATGTTTGCTGTGTAACACATGGAGAAAGATTATGGAAAATAACGAAAGCATCAAGTCTGATGCCCTGAGATTGGGTTTAGGTCAGCACAAAATATTCTGCCCTTTTTGTTCTAGTAAAAGGAAAAAGAAACATATCAAAACATTATCATTAAAGGTTGAGGATAACTCGATAGTTTATAATTGTTGGCATTGTGCAGAAGATGGTGCAATAAAAATCAAACACAACAATTTTAGATTAATTAGGAGAGAACCTTTGAGCAAGGCAATAGAGGATAATTGGGATATCATAGACAACAAAGCAATAAACTATTTAAAAACACGAGGGATATCAAAAGATACTGCTATTTCCTCAGGTCTTAAATTAACTAAAAAATTTATATCCACGAGTAATAAAGAAGAGGATTGTATAGTATTTCCGTACTTCAATAATGGTATTATCGAGTATGCAAAAATGAGAAGTTTCCCATCAAAGGGATTTACAAGTCATGGGTCAGCATTAAACTTTTACAACATTGACAGTATCAAAGAAAAAGATTGGGTAATAATTTGTGAGGGGGAAATTGATTGTCTGAGCTTTAAAGAGATAGGACTTAATCAGGTTGTGTCTATACCTCATGGAGCAGTTGCAAAAGTTGTTGACGGCAAGATTGACCCCAAGGAAGATACAAAGTTTAAGTTTATTTGGAATGCAAAATCAAAGCTAGATAAATGCTCAAAAATTATATTGGCATTAGATAACGATAAGTCAGGTCAGGCAATGTCTGAAGAGATTGCTAGAAGAGTTGGCAAGGATAGATGTTGGAAAATAGAATATCCAAAAGATTGTAAAGATGCTAATGAGGTTTTAACAAAACATGGTGCAGAGCAATTAGATAAGATAGCCACGACACCAATACCATATCCCGTATCGGGATTGTATGATGCCTCACATTTTTTTGAGGAGCTTGACGATATCTACGAGCAAGGCATAGGCAAGGGTGTTTCGACAGGTTATCCTGAGGTAGACGAATTATACACCATTGTTGAGGGTCAGCTATCCGTGGTTACAGGACACCCATCAAGTGGCAAATCTGAGTTTATAGATCAGATAATGATTAATATTGCCAAGGAAAAAGGTTGGAAGTTCGGCATATGCTCTTTTGAAAATGAGCCTAGAATACACATATCAAAGCTGATTAGTAAGTATTTAAGAAAACCATTTTTTGATGGTGCAACTGAGAGAATGACACCTGCTGATCTAGCCGTAGGCAAAAAATTTGTTCAAGAACATTTTAGTTTTTTGTATCAGGCAGATGGTTCTTTGTCTTCGCTAGACAGTATTATTGAAAGAATGAAAGTTGCAGTAATGAGATATGGGGTCAGGGGCATTATCATTGACCCATATAATTATATTGCTAGAGACCCCAACACTTCTGAAACAGATTGGATATCAGATATGCTAACTAAGCTGAGAGTTTTTGCTCAGGCTCATAGCATACATATTTGGTTTGTTGCCCACCCAACAAAGATGATGCGAAAAGATGACGGCACAGTACCACCACCAAAGGGTTACGATATATCAGGTAGTGCCTCATGGTTTGCAAAGGCAGATGTAGGATTAACTGTTCATAGACCTAATCCATCTAACTCAAATATTAGTGAGGTCTTGATATGGAAGTGTAGGTTTTCATGGGTCGGTTCGATAGGCGAATGTAGCCTGATGTTTGATAAAGCAACCACATCATATAACGGCATGGGTAAATTTTTTGAAACTAATAAAATGCTTATGCCTGACATTGTAGAAGATGATGAAAAAGAAGTACCATTCTAAAAACGTCTACCAACGAGACAACAAAACCCTCAAGCCTGAGTTCATAGGCAACACTAACAATGTGAGAATGAGAGTAGTTGACCAAAATGTTTTGGATAAACTGCTTTTAAATAATGTAATTTGCCTGAGCCATTTTAAAACTTTGGATAAACTTTTAGGAGATTATAATAAGTCAGGTTTGGTTGGGGTAAAGGCTATGAATTATATGCCTCGTGTAGTTGGTGATAACAAAAATTTTGATGGACATAATATTCTAAGATCAAAAGTAATGGATTGCCTCAAGTATGTAAAAAAAGAATTACATAAAGATCACTACATAATTTTAAATAAACTTTTGTCTAATCAGGAATTATTTTCCAAGGATATGGAATGGTTGGGGAATGAAGAAAATGTGGAAAGTCTATCTACGATAATAGATAAATTTTATTTGATGTGGAATAATAGTTGACACGAAACTTTTATGGGAATAATTATAAACTGTGAAAAACTCACAAACTATGTGTTACGGCTAGGAGAGATTTCATGCTTTCTCCAATCTCTCCTAGTCCTCTTAAAGTTACCATTAACTTTTAGAAGTTTTCGAAAGTGCTAGACTTTCTAGCATGGTGCAAATTAGATGTAGGTTGTTTAACTACCCTACCAATATATCTATCGCTATCGCCATTTGGGTGGTCTTCAAATCTTTCATCTAGTCCAAGTTCTTGTGGGGTCATCTTTTCATTTCTTTTATAAAGATCTCTTTGTAGGTCAACAATAGAGTTTCTGTATCTATGACCTTTAGATCTGCCTTTAAGTTTACTGTAAGTTGTTGCCATTATTACAATCTCCCATTTAATAAGCATATACTCTTCATACAGAGCATTTAGTTAGTTTTGCTAGTATTCGTACAGAGGGGTCTGCAACCCCCTCTGTACAAGGCTCTGAGAGCCTTTTTTGTGCAAGTTTCCATATCTTAACATCACTATTATTTACGGAGTTCGTGTTTTGCCCATTGTAGCCATATGTATAATAATCTACATGGGGTTATGGCTACATAGGGAGATATAGCATTTAGGTAGGGGAGAATAATTCATAAAAAACCCCAAGGCATATGCACATACCCACCAAATAAAGGAGTGAACTCCAACCCCTATTCTTTAAAAAAGATACTAAAAAAACTTATTAATACCATGGTCAATCCTACAGAACCTATAAACAAAGTAAAGATAATTCCCTCTATACTTTGCATATAATATCCATCAGGATTAGCCAAGGTAACACTAGACATAAGCACAACACAAATGCCCATTAAGAATAATAAAAAACGATCTAAATTATCCATAATATTTTTTCTCCCATTCTTTAATTAAGTTTTTAATTTGCATAGCCATTTCATATCGACCATCAAGAATACCTAGCTCTCGACTATCAACATCATCTTCATGGCTATGGCTATTATAAGTGCTTATCTCTGAAGATATTTCTTTTTTAATCTTAGCGATAAGTTGATTAGATAAATCGTCAGGATTATTTCGCATTTTTATCTCCATGAATATATTTCATAAAATTTTTCATATCTTCTTGAGAAAGATGAATTACTCCCTCTTCGACCCACTCTCCATTTTCAAACATATCTATACCATTTTTGCTTAAAATAAATTCTCTAAAACTAGGAACTTTTAGGAAAGCCTCGACCATTAGACCATGAGATTTACTCATAGAAGATATACCACTTTCCCATCTAGGAATAGTTGAACTTCCAAAGCCTAATAACCTTGATAGTTCTTTAGCATTTTTATATCCCAATTCTTTTCTCAGAGATTTCATTTCATTTACATTTATAGTTTCGATCTGCATTAGTACCCTCTTTTAATTACATTTAAATATTTATCTAGTAGATGGGCATTATGAAAATCTTGATCTTTCATTAGCTCTAGTCTTTTTTCATCTACTAACTTCTCGATATTTTTTATGGCATCATGCCAAGTGATTTCGTAATCGAAATCAGGTGGCAATTCTTTCCAATATATTTTTTTTCTATCGGATAACCATTTTTTAGATTTTGCTTTATTATCTATTTTAGGCATCAATAACTCCTTTCAGTTATTTTAATCATGTTATCAACATGGGTTTTAAATTCGATTTCTTTTAATGGTCTACTATTAATTCCATAATAAAAGAAAACAACATTGTCAGGATTATCTCTTTTGGAGATATCGTGAATAAACTCGATATCCCCATTGTCAGTAATCTTAATTCTGCTTTTGTAGACATAACCCCTATGATAGTAGTTCAGCTTTTTACTGCTCATGCTAGACCCCCCTGAGTTTAGATGGCGAGTGAGTTTGTTATACCTGAGACTAATCGCCCTGATATAGTATTCTCAGCTATCCTGAGGTTCTCATTACAAGCAGTAAAACATTCGCCCATAGTATCGAACTGCTGAGGTGCAAATGTTCTGTCGCTATCTTCAATGTGTTGTTTACCCTCAGGGTGCTTTTCGTATGCCTTGTTCTGATAAGATACAAGATATAAATCTTTTATCACATCAATTAAGCCATGATGTGCTTTGATTATATCAGCCTTATAAACATCTATGCCCTGAGACTTTAACCTTTGTATAGGCATAGGCTTTGCCCTGATAACCATACAAGGTCTAGACTTGTAAACAACAGAGGACAAGCCATGTCGGTATACTTGCAGATACCATAGAGGTGGTATCAACAATCCATTTCTTTTATTCCAACTGTCCTTGTCTCCACTATTTTGAACTGTGTATACATTGTCCACACAAGTGAAATCTTTCTTATCATTTATTACAGATTTCTTTTCATTGTAAGAACCATATCTATCAATAGCTAAGTCGGACATACCTTGAATACCTAAGCTAACACTTGTTCTATCGTGGTTTTCTCTCCACCACTCCTGACAAGTCTTTAATGATACAGTTGCCCATTTCTTAATTACATCAGGCTTGTCTATAAAATCCTGATCTAATCTAGATCTTTTCTTAGCCTGATTTCTGTACTTTCTGATCTGACCTAATAGATCAGCGACATACTGTAACGATCTTCTTCTATCGTAGTCAGTAAACTTATTCATCTTCTGAACCATTTGCCTAAAGCCGTTATCTTTAGCATCTCCGTCATAATCGTATTCATGTCTTCCATGCTTGTAATAATGGTGCATATCTCGCATCTCTAATCCTGAGAGACCATGTATCTCTTTGTATGCTTTTAGCATCTCGGAGTTTTTACAACTCATAAAGTAATCGTAACACTCCATATGCTTGGCTTTTGTTTCTGCCTTGGTGGGATATTCTTTATTAGTCATGTAATCTGATATAGATCTCATGGACATATTCTTTTTAAACTTATTCATTAAAAGCTCCTTAAAGTTAAGATTAAACCCACAGAAGTTAACAGTAACTTCTATGGGCATAGTTTAGATATTGAGGAAAGTTATTTCCCCAATCGGTGGTGTCTTTGCCCTGAGGTCAGTTGATACCCAAAGTAATGGGTAGTCGACATACTCAGGGAAATCATGAAACCCCATGTCTGTAATGCAAACCATACTGTCGACATTTACATTATTGTCTTCAATATATTTGAACACACACATTGGGTCAGTACCCCCACGACCTTTTACGTTTAGGTTCTCAATAATATCTCCTCTCTCATACCTCTCTTGTTTTTGTATAGAGGTATCAGCATAGTAAACAGTTATTGAGTTAGGTTGCATATCCTCAGAGATAGCATTGATTTCTCCGAGGGCATGGGATAGCTCTTTTCTAGAAACAGATGCTGAGGTATCTACCCAAATAATCACATCTCCACAAGACATCTTCAAAGTGCTTGGATTGTAAATATTGAAACAATGATAAGCTCTTCTATTCGGTCTCGCATATGTGTAGTTCTCAGGTTGATCTCCCCCAACAACTCTTCTAATTACAGAAGACCAATCAACTTGCGACCTTTCCATTTCTTTTATGATATCTTTAATATCACTTGGAAGATTACCAATTGATTTAGTATTCTGTACTGCCATGGTTACTTGTTGCTTAATGATAGCCTCTTCTTTTTTAATCTGCTCTTCGGACATATCATTAGGCATAACCATACCCCAACTACATTGGTTAGGTTTTTTCTCAGCCTCGCTTTCCAATAGCTTATATATTTTCTCAGCACCCATATCATTATACTTAGGGTCATATAAGCCATCTTTCGGCATGGTCATACCTGACTTAATCAAGATTGAGTTAATGGCATAATCAGTAGCTATATTCCATAGCTCCTTGTCTCTAGAACTCATTCTAAGATGATGCCTCAAAACTCTATGCATAGCCTCATGGCATCTTACAAAGTCTAGCTCTGCCTCAGTTAATTTGTCAGACCACTCAGGATTATAGAAGATATCTTTTCCATCAGTTGCCATAGTTGGAATATCTATCTTTTCTATCATCTCCATTTGAGTAAGGATTGAGAAATAAAATCCCCAACCCTTTTTCTCTTTGTCGACCATTAACTTGATATTAGATCTAGATATTTTGGTTTTTAAATCCTTAACCATTTTATCTCCTATAATACAAGTTCTCTTAGTTTTTGATTAGTAGACATCTCTAGTCTTAGTTCCTTGTTCTGCAACAATTCCCTATCCTTAGCTACACTATCCTTAATGAAGTAAGCTAAAAACTCTCCATCAAGTCTATTTAAAAACTTTAGCATTGCACCAATGTTTTTGTCTGTAACCTTGCTGACCAAAGATGAAACAGTTGCAAACTGAATTGCTACCTCTGTAGGTAATTGTATACCCTCAGGGTTCTTTATAAGCTCGTCAATGTCAGGGCATTTCTCATGCAACCTGATATGAGTAAATAAAGATGCAGATGCAGTTTCGCCAATCTGACAACATACGGCAGTATAAAGATCATCTTCGTCTAAATCCCATTGGAGAATGTCGCTAGTTCTCTCAAGTGATCTAGGTGTAGGAAATGCATCAGCATCACGATCAAACTTATGTAGAAACTCAGGCTGAAATCTAACCCATGAAACAACCCTATGATCTTTCTTGTTAGCTGACATATAGTTTGTCCAATCATCTAGGTTAGGCTCTATAGCAAAAGAAGTTAATCTATCTTTAAGATGCATAGGCATTTGATTAACCCCTGATCTATCCGACATTCTATTTCCAGCACATACAACGATATCCCCTATCGGAATATGATAATCTCCAATACGATATTCATCAGCTATAGTTGCGAAAATATTCATGTTTAGAATAGGTGCTTGGGGTAGCTCGTCAAAGAAATACATGACACCATTATAACCCTCGTCTATCTTAGCTTGTCTTTCAGCATCACTAAGCAACCATTTAGGTCTAAGTGTCTTCATCTTATCCCCATCAGGCATCTGCAAACCACCAACGTCTGACGGCTCGTAAGATGCTAGGTTAGTAGTTACAAGCCATAGCTTACATATATTAGCTATTCTTTTAAATGTGTAGGTTTTACCAATCCCCATTGTTCCTATGCCATAAGGACAAAAAGGTAATTTACCATCAGGTCTATTGATTGTATTTCTAATAGCCTCGATTATTATTCTTTCAGCTTGTTTAATTCTCATATTAAGCACTCCTATTTTTTAAAGTTACACCATTGATTTGGTTTGTTTTGTAGAAAGTCTTACCACTTGTTAAAGTGATAGCTCCCTGATCTAATCTAAATCTACGATACTCATTCTTACGAAAATCGTAGACAGTTACGAGGTTAGGAACGTCTCTATCCTCATACTTTAGAACACCCCAAAACTGACGTTCTGAGCCGTCTAATTTTTTAAAAACACCTTTGCAGATCTTGCCTTTAAAGTGCTTTGTAATTTCTAAATTTTTATTCATCTAGTAACTCCTCTATATCTATTTGCTGACTATGCAGTTCAGCTTGGTTAAATTGTTTAGCTATCTTTTGTTTCTCGATCTCAATATTCATAGCTATCTCATGTAGTCCATCAGCTATAAGATCAGCTATAATGCTATCTAGCTTTTGGATAATTTCTAATTCGTTCATAGTAACTCCTATAGTTGTTATTGTTATTGCTCGATTGAACAAGCAGAGACACGAAATTAATCGTGCCTCAATTTGTGCAATCAAGATGCTAAGGCACTCTCCATGCGAGAGATAACGTCATTATCCTCAGAGGTTTTCTTTTGGGCATCTGCTGAGGCTTTGTCGTGAGCCTCTCTTTCTCTTTTCTTATCTTGCAATACTTCCCAAATTTTTTGAACCTGATCTGCATCTAGGTCAGTTGGAATATAAACCTCTTCCTCTTTAACTGTGCCATCTTCTAGCTTAGTCTTTTGGTTCTTGACTTTGCCGAATAACTGCCTCGCAATCTTTTCAGCTAGATCTACATCTTTCTCTTTAGATACTGCCTTTTTGATATCGTTTTGGCTTTTGATATTCATACTAGCAAAGACTTCAAGTACTGCCTCAGGTGTTGCCTGAGTTGGTATATCGTCATTAAACTTTGCGATAAATTGTACAGACTTTTCATAAAGAACTTTACTATTCGCAATAGACATTCCTACGGAATTTTGAAGATCAGTTCTGATATCTATTCCAACTTGTCTAGGTAAGTTGTCGCTATCAGTTTTGTCAGCATCATAAATAGGCTTGGCATGGCTAATAGTTGTAGCGAATTGATCTAACTTCTTTTCTTGCATTGAAGTATAATCATCAGCTCTATTAGTTTTTAAAGATTGGAACTCGCTTTCACTAGCTACCAATCTTTTAATATTTTCTTCAGAGAAAAATACGTTCTTAGATTTTAATTTAGTCATAGTCTGCACTCCTATATTGTTATTGGGTTTTGTTTAACTTTTATTTCTATTCCCATGCTCTTAATTATCTTTAGCTTATCAAGAGTAAAGGTCTTAGTTCCTAGCAATTCAGAGAATTTACTAGCTAATTCGCAAGAGGGATAATATCTCTCCTGACCATAAACCGATTTGGTGGTTATCCACATTTCATTTTTCATTAAGCAACTCCTTATGCAATTATTGTTCTGCCGTCATCTTCAACTTGAATTTCTTCAAGCTCGATTGATAAAATTTCATCATCATCAGCTAGGTAATCCTCAGGACAATCTACCCTATGCTTAGTGTGAAACTTATCCGAAACTTTAAGATAAAGTCTTTCTACTCTTTTAAGACGTTCAAAGAACTCGTCAATTTCCTTAGCCATATCAGGGAACTCTTCGCCCAAGCCATCTATTTGGTCAGCCGTTGAGTGCATACTCTGCATTAAATCCCATATCTTTTTGTGTAATTTTTCATAGTCCATAATAGCAACTCCTATTTGTTAAATTATCCTAGGACAAAGAGCAGTAATAACTGCTCAATGTTTCGACCTCTCTAGGTCTCGTCAGCTAGGCTACATCATGCAATGATCTTAGCTTTAATTTTAACTCTCTATTGATTTCAAAATGTTTAGCTAAATCTTGAAATCTTTTTGTTGGCTTTCCAAAGCAATCAGGATTGTCATACTTTCTAACTTTGGTCATGCCATGAACTCCATCTCTTTGATAGAAGATGGACATTACTTTGAGGTTATTATTTTTAATTACTGCAAAGTAATTTACACCATTGATTGTCTTTTTAACTACGTTAGTAAATTTAGATTTCATTTCCCAATTCATAATAATTACTCCTATTCGCTATCTGTTAATTTAATTAAATGATCTACATCATAGTTTGAACCATTTATCCAAATATCATGTAACTCCTGACCGATCATAGAGACTATAACTTTAGTTATTGGATTACATATTTGAGAAACTAAATTGTGATCTAATTCATTTACTAAATCCATTGTCTCATAGTTACCAACAAACTTACCACCAAACTCCTTGTCTGTCGGACTATCTACATCAGCAATGTTTCCAAAGTTATAAGCATCAGATAAAAGTCTAAGTAATTTGATTTCGTCTTTATTTAGTTTTTTGAAATTCATAATAGTAACTCCATAAGTTAATTAACTGTTTCATACTTTTGTAATCATCAGGCACAACACACATTGCACTACAGCCTAGGACAAGAGGGCAACCGAATTGCCCTCACTATCGTTATTTGAAAAGCCGTACAGATTTCTAATATGTCTCAAAAATCTCTGACTATCCGTAAATTCTCTAAATAGCCATGTCCTCAAACCTTGGCTTTTCTTTTACCATGGGGAGAGCCTACTTCCTCCAAGACCTCGCCCTTTCACGAGAATGGGATTTATTGGCAAACTGAGCCTGAAGTAATTTTATAATCTTTTTGGAATAATAAGTCAAACTTATAATGTACTATTTTATACTTTATTTTACAGTAATATACATAAATGTACTGAAACCCAAGGTGGACAACAAAAATGACGAAACAACTTTTTTTGATATATCATACCTTGGAAGTGCTTTCGTTGCTGTGTGCGTCTTAAATCGCTGACAATCGATATTTCACGAAATGAGAATATAAATAGATGGTTGCAAAGCTACACTTTTATTAATTCGTGTGCTACTTTGTAAAAGTTACTATTAACTTTTGTGAGATAAAAAATGTCAGATAAAAAAGATAAACCGAAATTAAAATTAGTCAGCAGTAATAAAGTCAAGAAAAGTTCCAAGCCTGAGCTGACGGCAAAGCAGTTGGGTTTTTGTAAAGACATAGTTGGAATGGGAAAAGATAAAGATGGCAATCCTAAAAAACCAATGAGCTTAGTTGATGCATATGTAGCAAATTATAATGTTAGTCCTAAAACCAAGAACAACACTATAAGAGATATGGCAAGTAAGCTAAAAGCAAACCCATTGATTACCCATACAATTTCTAGAATGTATGATGAATTAAAGCAGATTAATAAAGTGTCGGCGATAAAAAAAGAGGAAGTAATAATTAGAAAGCTAGAAGAGTTTATGAATAATGAAGAGTTCTCAGATACAGCAAGGGTTAGATCTGCAGAATTGATCGGCAAAAGTCTCAGTATGTTTACTAATGTTACTGAAATAAAAGAAAGTGATAAAAGTTCTGTGGAAGTTGAACAGCAACTTAGGGAAAAGCTATCTAAACTTTTAAAAGAGTAGTCGCTATTCACGAAATTTCAGTTAGTTTTGACCCTACCCACTCCCTACCACCCATGTCTGTAGGTGGCTAGCCGTGCCGTATACAGTTTATTTCACACATATATTCTACAATTTTTGGTAAAAGTGAAGGTTAACTTCTAACATACTAGTTTTTACTAGTACTAGTACTAGTATACCTTCCTTATACTAGTATTATATTATTATATAGTTAAGACTAGTACTAGTATTAAACTATATACTAGTATATACTAGTAACTAGTAATACTAGTATACTAGTGGAGTGGAAAATTTGTCAAACATTATTTACTTAGATGACTACAGAAAATTTATTCCTGAGGATGAGCCTGAGTTACAGGACCCTATCGTGATAGGCTGGGATGAAGACGATAGTCTTTTCATTGCTTCGTCTGTTGACACAGACAAGTGTTTGTGGATGATAGACTTAGCTAAAAAGATTATTGAGAGCAGTCCACCAAATATAAAAAACAATGAATGATATTGCCAAGATAATTCAAAAGAACATGAGCCAGATAAGTTCACTGCCTCCTGATGAGAAGATGGAGGTATTGAAACTTCTTGAAGAATACGAGCAAGCAAAACAAAGAGAAGAAGCCAGAGATAGTTTTCTGCCATTCGTTAAATCACAATGGGCAGCTTTTATCCATGGAAGACATCATGAAATCATGGCAGATGCTTTCGAGAGGGTGGCCCGGGGTGATTTGAAAAGATTGATTATTAACATGCCACCCCGTCATACCAAGTCAGAGTTTGCAAGTTATTTATTTCCTGCATGGTTTTTAGGGAGGTACCCCAATAAAAAAATTATCCAGACTGCACACACAGCCGAGTTATCTGTGGGATTTGGAAGAAAGGTTAGGAATCTTATACAGTCTGAAGATTTTCAAAAAATTTTCGCAGGCGTTACATTGTCATCTGACTCAAAGGCTGCAGGTAGATGGAACACTAACAAGGGTGGAGAGTATTTTGCTATAGGTGTAGGCGGTGCAGTAACAGGAAAAGGCGCTGATGTTCTTGTTATTGATGATCCTCACTCAGAACAAGATGCAACAATAGGTGACTATAACCCTGAGGTTTATGACAAAGTGTACGAATGGTATACATCAGGACCAAGACAGAGACTCCAGCCGGGTGGATCTATTATTTTGGTTATGACAAGATGGTCAAAAAGAGATCTAACAGGACAAATATTAAAAAATTACACACAAAGAGAGGGTTCAGGTGAGTGGGAAGTCATAGAACTACCTGCAATAATGCCCTCAGGTGATGCTTTGTGGCCAGAATTTTGGAAAAAAGAAGAATTAGACAGTTTAAAATCAGAATTACCTGTATCAAAGTGGAACGCACAGTACCAACAAGACCCCACATCGGAAGAAGGAGCGTTAATTAAGCGTGAATGGTGGAAAGAATGGACAAAAAAAGACCTTCCGCCTTGCGATTCGATCATACAGTCATGGGATACAGCGTTTTTAAAGACACAGAGGGCGGATTATAGCGCCTGCACTACATGGGGCGTGTTCCATGGGCCGGATGACGAGGGTAAAACACGACCAAATCTAATTTTAATTGATGCATTTAAAGAAAAACTTGAGTTTCCTGATTTAAAACGAGCAGCATACGATAAATATTGGGAATTTGAGCCAGATCAAATGATTATTGAGGCAAAAGCAGCAGGATCGCCCTTGATTTTTGAGCTTAGAGCTATGGGAATACCAGTTACGGAGTTTACACCGAGCCGTGGACAGGATAAGATAGCAAGAGTTAACAGTGTGACAGATCTATTTGCAAGTGGGGTTGTTTGGCACCCACCAACTAGATGGGCAGAAGAAGTTATTGAAGAATGTGCGTCTTTTCCATCAGGGGATCATGACGATTTAGTAGACTCAACAACACAGGCGCTGTTAAGATTTAGACAGGGTGGTTGGATTAGAACAACTATGGATGATTGGGATGATGAACCTAAATACAGAAGACCTGTGGAGTATTATTGATGGATATGGTACATATAATTGATGGGTTGATGGGTATAATCGTTCTAGGTGGAGGATGGTTCTTGGGAACGCAATCAAGAGAAATTAAAAGAATAGATATTTTATTAAATAAAACCAGAGAAGATTACGCAAAGCGTGATGATGTCACTGTTGCGATAAATAGACTTGAAGAAAAGATTGATAGAATTTTAGAGAGAATGAAATAGGAGCATATCATGGCCATAGAAAAACCTCTTGCACCAATAGACATAGGACCTAGACCAGTAGAGCCTACAGATGAACAAAAGGTAGAAGTTGAGGTAGTAAATCCCGAAGCAGTGTCTATTGAAACAGAAGATGGTGGCATGATAATAGACTTCGGAAAAGAAGAAGATACAGAAACATCTGAGTTTGATAGCAATTTAGCAGAGTTTATAGAAGATAGTGAGCTAGATAAACTAGCAAATGATTTACTGTCTAGCTTTGAATCAGATAAACAATCAAGAAGTGAGTGGGCAAAGAGTTATGTAAAAGGACTCGATCTTCTAGGAATGAAAATAGAAGAGAGACAACAACCTTGGGCAGGTTCCTCTGGTGTATTTCATCCTGTTCTTACGGAGTCTATTGTTAGATTTCAGGCACAAGCTATGGGAGAAATATTCCCTGCTCAAGGACCAGTTAGAACAAAAACTGTAGGTAAAATATCTAGAGAAAAAACAGAACAGGCAAAAAGAGTTGAAAACGAAATGAATTATCTCTTAACAGAAGAGATGACTGAGTATCGTGATGAGACAGAGCAAATGCTCTTTAAACTTCCTCTTGCAGGGTCAGCTTTTAAAAAGGTTTATTATGATCCTCTCTTAGAAAGACCCTGTGCTATGTTTGTCCCTGCAGAGGACTTTGTTGTATCGTATGGTGTTACAGACCTAATGACATGCGAAAGATACACACATGTCATGAAAAAGACACAAAACGAAGTTGCAAAACTGCAAGACAACGGATTTTACAGAGATGTTGACCTGCCTGAGCCAGAGCCAGAGTATACAGATATACAAGAAAAATATGATGATTTAGATGGTGAGAGTGGCGTTTTAGAGGATGATGATAGACATACACTTTTAGAAATGCATGCGGACATTGAGTTACCAGAGCCGTTTCAAGAAGAAGACGGAATAGCAAGACCACATGTAATAACAATAGAAAAATCATCTAGAACCATTTTATCCATCAGGAGAAACTATTATGCAGATGATGAAAAGAAAAGAAAAAGACAATTCTTTGTCCACTATAGGTACCTCCCCGGGTTGGGCTTTTACGGTACAGGACTTATACACCTCATCGGAGGACTTGCAAAAAGCGCAACCTCAATCCTCAGACAACTTATCGATGCAGGAACACTCTCGAATTTACCGGCTGGTCTTAAGGCTAGGGGTCTTCGTATCAAGGGTGATGATTCGCCTCTCATGCCGGGTGAGTTCCGTGACGTTGATGTACCGGGTGGTGCGATTCGTGACGCTATTACTTTCATACCTTACAAAGAACCAAGTTCCGTACTCTACCAATTGCTCCAAAATATCGTTGACGAGGGGAGAAGGATTGGCTCCGTTGCCGATATACAAGTTGGAGACATCAACGCACAAGCCCCAGTAGGTACAACACTTGCATTGATGGAAAGATCAATGAAAGTCATGTCAGGAGTGCAGGCCCGTTTACATGCGGCGCTAAAGAAAGAGCTTAGATTATTATCTAATATTGTGAAAGACTACATGGGTCCTGACTATGTTTACGAAATGGAAGGTGAGTTCTCAAGAACAAAAGACTTTGATGAGAGAGTGGATGTAATACCAGTATCAGATCCAAATGCAGCAACTATGTCTCAAAGAATTATGCAATATCAATCAGCATTGCAGTTATCCCAGCAGGCACCGCAATTATATGATATGGGTAAATTGCATAGACAGATGTTAGAGGTATTGGGAATAGATCAGGCAAAAGAAATAATTAAATTGCCTGATGATATAAAGCCATCAGATCCTGTAACAGAAAACATGGCAATGTTAAAACAAGAGCCAGTAAAAGCATTTAAGTATCAGGATCACGAAGCACACATACAAGTTCATAGAGCTGCTATTGAAGACCCAAAATTAAGAGAAATAGTAGGGCAGTCACCATTTGCTGCGGCAATACAGGCAGCAATGACAGCTCACATAACAGAGCATGTGGCATTTCAATATAGAAAAGAGATAGAAGAAAGACTTGGTGTCCCGATGCCAGATGAAGAAAAACCTCTACCAGAAGATGTGGAAGAGGAGCTTTCTAGGATTACAGCAGAGGCTGCTGGTAAATTACTTACGAAGAACACACAAGAAGCACAGCAGATGGAGCAGCAAAAACTAGAAAAAGATCCTTTAACTCAAATACAAAGAAAAGAGTTAGAGATAAAAGAAAAAGAACTGCAGCATAAAATAGACCTTGATAATGCCAAGTTAGAGCTTGAAAAGATGAAAGCTGACAATAACGAGGATATTCAAATGGAAAGAATCAAATCTGAGAACAAAAGAGAAGGCGCAAGACTCGCTGTGGAAGTAGCAAAAGAAACAAACAAAGCTACAAAAGATGGGACAAAATTAGCTATAGAACTTAACGAAAGTTTGAAAGATGGCTAGAAATGAAACCATATATACACCAATAATAAAAAAAGTTCAGGAGGAAATGGATGCTATCACTGACTATATTTCATCCGGCAGACCTAAAAATTTCGAAGAATATCAAAGACTTGTCGGAAAAATGGAAGGATTGTCCATTGCTAGAGAACTGTTGCAGGATACAGAAAAGAAATTTATTGACGATTAGGGGGTTACAAAATGTCAATAGGTGTGTATATTTAAACTAGACTAGTAAAACTAGTAACGGGAATAAACCCGCATGGTAACGATAAGCCATAGAATTATCGCACAAGGAATCAGAGATGTACTCTGCACAAAAAGTAGATTATGAGGAAGAACTAAAATTAAAACTTCCCCAGCCACAAGGTTATAGATTACTCATAGCCATCCCAAAGGTTGAAGAAAAAACAGGAGCTGGTGTTTATATGCCAGACTCATTAACAAAAATGGAACAAACAGCTTCCATCGTAGGTCTCGTTGTAGAAATGGGGCCAGATGCATATCTGGATAAATCTAAGTTTCCTAATGGTCCATACTGCAAAAAAGGTGATTTTGTAATATTTAGATCTTATTCTGGAACTAGATTTAAAGTTAAGAATGAAGAGTTTCGTTTAATTAATGATGACACTGTGGAAGCAGTTGTTGATGACCCAAGAGGATTTATAAGAGTATGAGTGATAATACAGCAGAAAAGCAGCAAGAAGAATTAGATCTAGAAGTAGAAATAATTGATGATGTTCCTGAAGAAGATAAAAACAAAGTCAGGAATGAAGATGCGCCAAAGGATAATATTCCTGATGACGAAGAAATAAAACAATATAGCAAAGATGTTCAAAAAAGACTTAACAAGATTAAGTACGAATATCATGAAGAGAGAAGATTAAAAGAAGCCGCTGAAAGAGAAAAAGAAGAAGCGGTTAATAATCTTCAAAAACTATTAGATGAGAATAAAAAATTAAGAAAAACACTAGATGATGGTGAAGGTGTTTTAGTTGAGCAGGCCAAGAAAAGAGTTGGTGCAGAAATAGACTCAGCTAAAAAAGAATACAAAGAAGCGTATGAGTCAGGAGATCCTGACAAGATACTAGAAGCTCAAGAAAAATTAAATAGAGCGCAGAACGAACAATTTAAAGTAGAGTCTTATAAGCCTCCGGTCAGAACACAAGATGTTTCTGATACTCCTAAAGAGACTGCACAACCAAAGGCTAAAGAAAAGTATGAGCCAACAGCGGCTGATAAAAAATGGTTAGAGCAAAACTCAGAGTGGTTTAATAAAGACGGCTATGAAGATATGACAGGATATGTTTATGGTATTCATTCTAAATTGGTAAAAGCAAAGATAAATCCAATATTAGAGCCAGATGAATATTATAGAAGAGTTGATGAGGGAATGAGAAAACATTTCCCAGAATACTTTAACAAGCAGGATGTTGAGACAGAAGAGGTAGACGCACCTCAGCGACCTGCTGGTACAGTGGTTGCCCCGGTTAATCGAAGTGCAAAAAAACCACGCAAAGTGCAGTTGACCTCTACCCAAATCTCTCTCGCAAATAGACTTGGGCTTACCCCTGAACAATATGCGCAACAATTATTGAAGGAATCAACAAA